ACCCGCTCCGTACCAACTCCGTACCCTCTCCGTACCAACTCTTAGTCTTTGCAAGGTTTGCAACGTTTGCTGCAAACTTTGCAAAGATTAAAAGTTAAACTATGTAATTTGTTTCTGATTCTCAGGAGAAAAGCGTAATTTTGCCTCATAAACTTTTAAATTATTGGCTTATGAAAGAAGACATAAGATATATAAAGATATTATTGAACATCATCATTGTTCTACTGGCTTTTGTACTAATTGGCATAACCACGCTAGGAAATATATTAACGTGATTATAGCTGTGACAACAGAAGACCATTTGACAACTCTAGATTTCCAAACATTTTCAGGGTTATACTTAGATTCTCTCCAGAACTTTTCTATCTGAGATTTACCAGACTCAGATAGTTCTATTCTATGGGAGTACTTTGTTGTATACCCCAATTCTTCTACTACGTGAATTGGACTCAGCCATTTTTGATTGCAGCATTCTTTGTCCGCTTCCTCTAAATCAGAAGAGCCAAGATTTGCTTTCTCATTTAATATAGAAAGAATCTTCTCTTCCTTCTTTGTTCGCTCTTTCTTATATTTCAGCAGCACATACAGCTTCTGTTCGTTAGTTACATCTGCCATTTTTCTTTTCTAGTTGGGAAAATATTTTTTCCTAGTTAGGAAATTTAGATGATTAGAAATCAGAATAATCTAAAGTAATATTAAGCATCGGTCTGTCGTAAGCATCTTTATAATTTGCCCTAAACTTCATTCCTGTGCCCCTCATAAACCATTTCCATTCATCACGTTTCAAATCATAATTGCCACTAGCGAACATTCTTCTAGCAGACTCCTTGAATGCAGAACGCAACTCGCCATGAAGTTCTATCAGTTCATTCTCTGAAAAATCATCAGAATCTACATCAAGCTGATAATACGCAGTCAGAGTCCAATTAACGAAACTTACAGCATAGAACCTTGTGTAATCATCCACCTGTATTGGCAACTGTTGATTCAAGTCCTTACAGAAATTCATGTAATTCTGCTTAATCTCCATTTGTTCCTTAACACTCGGTCTCTGTGCCTGCACTCCAATTATCATAAAGAGTGTCAGCAATAATAAAAATAATCTTTTCATATCTCACACATTTAAATCAATAACACGAGTACTGAAAGTTACAATTTTCCATTGTAGTTCTTTAATATTTCGTCAGCTTCATACTCGGACTTTGATAAAGGAGCCTTTTCGCATCTACCTAAGATACTCTGTTTCTTTCGTGCCATCTCCTCATCATAACGTCTTTTCTGCTCAGCCTTCATTTTGCGATATTCGTCAACACGTCTCAAAAAATGCGCTGCTGGTTCATATTGACCACGGATAGGCATTCCTCCTTCTCCAGTCTTATTCCATTCCTTCTTTATGAAGTCTTCTCTTAGCATAATTTTACACCCATCAATAGTAACACATATTGAATGGTGCTCAGAGCAATCTTTCCTCAGCCTTTCCATCATTTCCTTTGCTTTCTTATCGCTTAACTCACGATTCACACTTATTATTCTCTGGATAAATATTACAGCAATAATAGCCAAAAGCAACATTATACCTATAAATACTTCCATCACATCACCCCCATTCTTTTATGAACCAACACCAAATCATTTCCTTTCATAGCCACCAATATCCAGTTCAGTATTGTACCAAAGATACATCCTAATATCCAATGACCATCATGCTGCCAAAACGTATGCCATAAATAGAACGTTCCGAAAGCAAAGCCAAGCATATATAGGAAAAAGGAACTATAAACATCAACCTGTCTTAATCTGATGAAATAATATGGGAAGAACGTTATCGACTTATCAAATAAGTTAGATACCACCATAAATGGTAATGTTCCTATCATCAACAACACTATATAAATAACATCAATGTTAATAGCCCACTTCACAGACAAGAGGACTATCGCATCACACACCGCTAAAATGAACAACGTATATAAATTTGTTATAATCAGTTTCATATCTACCACATTTTTATAATTAAACATTAATGTTAACCGACATTTGCTTTTCTCATGCCACCACCTAAGATAGATAGTAGCTGGTCGTAGCGTTTCTCCAACTCCTCGTACTTTGCCTTCCAGACAGAATCATCCTGATGAGACTCTTCTATCTTAGGTTCTTCACGATGAGGAGTCTCAGCCACCATATAAGATGAATCATCCGCATCTTGATTACTATACATAGTACCAACACCACGCATCAACCACTCAGCAGACACATCAGGAAAGGCATCCAGTATCTTCGCTACGATATTGGCTGCTAAAGTTCTATCACCTCTTAACTGAGGATTCAGGGTAGCTTGCGCTACATTAATCTGTTTAGAGAGAGCGTTAACGGAAATAGATTTATCCTCTAAAACTAGCTTAACTCTCTGATAAATAGTTGTTTCCATACAATTTACATTTATAAACATTAACTAATTAATCTTAAAGGACTAATCTTTTTCGAGAAATTGTTTGGTAGTTTACTCGGAAAAGAGTACCTTTGCAACCGTAAACAAGTAAGTTGCTATATATTAAAAGCAAAATTACAACAAAAAATTAAGATATGCAAGTAAAAAAGATAAAAATTATCAAAGTTTCGCCTGAAGGACGAAAAAAACTTGCTGAGCGGTATGGTTGCAGAAAGCAAACAATCTACAACGCTCTAGGTTTTAGAAGTCAGAGCAGGCAAGCCGAAAGCATCAGGCAGGATGCCTTGAATGAGTTCGGAGGTATAGAAGACGATAAGGTAGTGTTCTACTAATAATAAAGAAGGAGGAATCCTATGAATGAAATTTCAACTATTGTAGATGGTGACAGAATGACATCACTACAGATTGCAGAGATTACTGGCAAGCCACACAATGATGTGATGAAAGCCATCCGAAAGATGGAGCCAGCATGGCAAAAAGTGCAAGGGGGAAATTTTTCCCTGATGCAGGAAGAGGTTGAGATAAACAACGGAGGTCACAAGATGAGACCTTACTACTCCCTCAACAAGGAAGAGTGTCTCTACATCGCCACCAAGTTCAACGATGAAGCGAGAGCCAAGTTGATTAAACGATGGAAGGAACTGGAGGAGCAGCATCAAATGCCATCCGTCCCTCAGAACTATCTCGAAGCCCTCAAATCTCTGGTCAAGGCTGAGGAGGAGAAACAGCAGCTAGCTTTGGAGAACAAGCAGCAGCAAGCAACCATCGTCACTATCAGCAAAGAGAACATGGAACTGGGCAACAAGATTACCGAAATGCTTCCGAAGGTCAGCTACTACGATAAAATCTTGCAGAGTAATGCCACCATGACCGTCACCCAGATAGCACAAGACTACGGAATGAGTGCCATGAAGCTGAATAAGGAACTGGAAACGATGAAGATTCAGCATAAGGTTCGAGGTCAGTGGATATTGTACGGAAAGTTCCTCACTGGTGGTTACGTTCACAGCAGAGCGGTAGATATACTAAGAAGTGATGGTCGGCACGATGTGAAGTACAACACCGAGTGGACAACGAAAGGAAGAATCTTCCTATATGAATCACTCAAAGCGAAGGGCATTCTCCCCTTAATAGAGCAGGAGAACACTCCCAGCGATAAGGGCACTGGTGGAACAGAGCCAGCCAAGGCAGCTAGTGCCAGTCAACAAACCCTCAAATTCGACTGATATGATAGACCCAGAGATTAAGGAGCAGCTAGACCGCATCGAGCAGTATTCGCTGATAGCAGCAAAAAATGTGCTCAACATCAAGGAAGCTGCAATCATACTAGGCATGACGGTTCGAGGAGTGAGGGAGAACGTCAGAAAGCACATACTCCCCTGCTACAAGCCAAATATCAATCTGCTCTACTTCAAGAAGAGCGAGTTGGAAGACTGGATGATGCAGAACCGCAGCAAGAGCATGGCAGAGATAGAATCAGAGGCAGCAGCCTATTGTGTAACCCATTAAGCAGATAAACTTATGTTCGCAGATATTATGTTCGTGGCATCTATAGCCATGTTTGTCCTCTTAATAAAGGAAATGCGCTCCTACTTCAAGGAGGTAGGCAAGTAAGATATATGGAGATTGAACCTCACAGGTTAAATTTAGTATTAATTATTAATGAGTTAAGTCTTATAATGTTTCAGCCATCGAATTTTATTCGGTTCAGCAGAGGTTTTTTGGAGTTTGCTACTCCCAGTCTCCACAAGTGATAAAAGTAGTCATTTTTTACTCATGTTTTTAAGTTAGTAGATTATTGGTTAGAAAGCGCAAGTAACTCAGTTGGTAGAGTATGAAGGTTCATCCCCTTCGAGGTCGTGGGTTCGAGTCCCACCTTGCGCCCCATATAGCCTGATACCGAGGCTTTATATCGGATAGGATAAACCTTCCTAGAGAGGTACACGTACCCAAAAGGAGCATCATTAACCACAGATGATGCTTAGACGTGGAAGTGGCAGGCTAATACATACACCAACTGGGTGGAATATGGAACGCTTGGAGTTCACTTGTGAAGATGCAGACCTGATGCCGTGACCCTTATTATATAAGGTAGCACAAAGGTCGGAGCGCACAACTACAAATTGGTTCTAATGCAGCCAGCACGAATACTTTATTTTGTTCCAGTTTAGTAAATAGGTTAATGGTTCGTAAAAAATTAGATATATCACAATATGTGCGATTACTAGTGCTGGGAGTCCTAAGCCTCCACAAATGCAGAAGGGAACCAAGGAGCGATTCAGCATCCGGCAAGATTGTATAGATGTCGCTCCACGGAGGTGGCTGTTTTATCATTACATTTAGCAGCCCCTCCTTTATTAATGAAATTGCAAATATTGACATATTAAAATTTACCATACAAATTACATTTGCGATGCGGTAGCGACCGCTCAGTTTAATATTAAAATAACGAACACTCGCCCCCACCATTCGTGAGAATCGTGGGGTTTTTTAATTTGAACATTTCAAACCATACAATATGAGATATAAAGCAAATAGTTGTCACGATTGTCTCTTCTTGACCATGTGTGACAACCCGAAGAAGAACCTGAATGGTGGCTACAGATGCAGCCATTATGAATGGAAGTATCAATAACAACTTAAATACATATAAGATATGAAAGAACTTATCGCAATTCAGTCGGAACTGAAAGCCCCGAAGAGTCAGTTCAACAAATTCGGTGGCTACAAGTATCGCAAGGCAGAAGACATCTTGGAAGCTGTCAAGCCTTTACTCGCCAAGCAGAAATGTACGCTCATCATCACCGATGATGTAGTCTTGATAGGCAACCGCATCTACGTGAAGGCAACTGCTACCATCAAGAACGAGAAGGGCGAGTGTGAAACAACCAACGGTTGGGCTAGAGAAGAGGAAACCAAGAAAGGTATGGATGGCAGTCAGATTACTGGAGCATCCTCCTCTTACGCTCGAAAGTATGCCCTCAACGGTCTCTTTGCCATTGATGATAATGCTGATTTAGATGCAACCAACGATGTGCAACATCAGGCAGCGCAGCAGCAAGCCCAGACTCAGCGTTCAACTGCTCAGGTAGCACAAGCCGCCCAGCAGCCAGCAACACCCCAGTATCACACCAATGACTTGAACGAAGGATTGGCATACCTTAGTAGATGTGTCAACAAGGATAATCTGGTATGGGTTGTTCAGACATACAAGCCGCTCACCGCCAGCCCTCAGTTCATGCAAGCAGTATCAGCTAAAAAGAAAGAATTAGGATTACAATAATATGACAGCAGAAACAAAGAAAATCACTTTGAATGTGCCAAGAGTCACATTCATTGAGGAGTCTCATCAGTACTTCATTGGCAAGAAGGAACTGAAAGGTGTAACAGGAACGCTCATCAAGAAAGCCTTCCCCGACACCTACAAGAACATTCCTGAATCGGTATTGATGAAGGCAGCAGAGCGAGGAGGACTTATCCACAATACGTTTGAAACCTTCTGTTCCATCTTTGATGCAGACCTCAAACAATACCCGAACCCTACGGAAGAGCTTCTTGCCTTCCATAGTATGTTAGTCGCATACGATTTACACTATGTGGCATCCGAGTATCTAGTTACAGATGGCGAGAACTTCGCATCTGCCATTGATGGAATCTTTGCTGACAAGGAAGGCAACATCTATCTGGTAGATTACAAGACCACTGCCACCCTTCACTACGACAACGTATCTCTCCAGTTATCCATCTATGCGAAATGGTTCGAGGAGCAGAATCCTGACTTGAAGGTGAAGGAGATTGTCTGCATGTGGTTCAAGAACGGACAGAGCAAGTTCCAGCCGCTACCTAGGGTAGCAGATTGGCAGATTGACGAGTTAATCAACGCTTATCTCGCTGATGATGCAGAGTATCAATATAAAGTAGAGGTTCCTGAGCAGTTCTCGGCACTGGAGCAGGAGTACAGACTTATCACCGCTCGTATGGATGCCTTGAAAATCAAGCAGGATGATTTGAAGGAGCAGATGATGAAGATGATGGAAGCCAACAAGCAGAAATCCATCAAGACCAATATCGGTTCCTACTCTTATGTGGCAGCCACCACCAAGAAGACCTTCGACACGAAGTTGTTCAAGGACACGGAGCCAGAGCACTACGAGTACTATCTGAAAGAAACGACAACAAAACCGTCATTAAGAATCAAACTTAATTAAGTATAGATATGAACGTAAAGTTTACAGGCAAGATTATTGCAGCAGGGCAAGTTCAAATGGGAACTTCCCAAAACGGAACTCCATGGAGTTCCCAAGAGTTTGTTATCGAAGAGTTGAATCAGCAGTACCCTTCAAGAGCAGTTATCCAAGTTTACGGTTCAGACAAGATTCAGCAGTTCGGCATCCAGTTAGGTGAAATCATCACCGCAAACATCGGATTGAAGGCACATCAGTCTAGAGACGGACGATGGTTCAATCAGTTGGACTGCTGGAAGGTAGAACGACCAAATGCCCAGCAGCAGGGACAGATGATGCAGAGTCAAATAGGTCAGGTTCCTCAGCAGCAAGCAGCCAACTATCCACCTCAGCCAGCACCTATCCAGCAGCAGATGCAGGCTTTTCCCCCTCAGGTTAACGCAAGCGGTCAACCTATTCAGCAGAACGCTCAATATGCAGGTGGTCAGCAGCAGGGTCTTCCCTTCCCTGCCCCAAACCAATAAATAATATAAGGTATGGAAATCCATCTAGTACGAACCTCCACTGGTCTTCGCCCATACACGGATGATGATTACGAGGAAATGAAAAAGATAAAGGTTGGTTCCATCGTCAAGGCGAATATCGTCCGACCACGCAACGTAAAGTTCCATCGTAAGTTCTTCGCCCTTATCAGAGCAGCATGGGATAGTCTCACCGAGCAGCAGCGCATCAACCTACGCTCCATAGACACCTTCCGTGAGCAGCTTCTTATAACGTCAGGATTCAGCGAACCACTCTACGACCTCAACGGACAGAAGTTTTTAGAGAGAGCCAAGTCTATCTCCTTCGCCAAGATGGATGAGCCAGCCTTCAATGAAGTATATAGTAGATGTCTTGATACCATCCTAACCATTCTCATGGCTAATGGTATTACAGAAGACGAGTTTAATAACATTTTACAAAATTATAGTTAGTATGACACGTAGAAACGACAAGCGCAACAACAGACGTAATCGTCAGCGAAACAACAACCCAGAGTTACCAGAGTTTGCATCAATGCTTTTCGGAGCACTACTTGGAAAAGGAGTAGATATGATTGCAAAGAAGATGGCAGAGAATGCCGAGGAAGAGACTCCTGATATTCATGCAGAAGGCATCAGCAATCAGGACGTTACCAACATCAATAACGGAAAGGCGAGTCTCACAAAATGCACTATCCCGAAGGATGGTACAGCCGTAGAACTTCCTATTCCCGACAACCTTCAAGTCTTCATCGGTGAGGATGGCAAGCCGATGATTCGTAAGAAGATTGAAGGAGACGAGAAGAAGACTCCTGATGATAAGGAAGGCAAGCCTATCACTTATGATGATATTTGCAAGGATTTGTTCTATAACAAGGATGCGTACTACCTTGATGAAAGTAACAAGGTTTCATCATGGGTAATGACTTCTTCAAATTACAACGACTTCGACAACTGCACATCTATTGCTCAGGCAAAGCGCATGATTGCTTTCAACAAGTTGCAGAACATCGCCAAGTATCTCAATGGTGACTGGAAACCTAACTTCAAAGACGGTAGTAAAAATTGGTATATTTACAAGGATATACTTTATGATGTGACATTTAAGTATACGACAAATCAAGGAATCGTTTACTTCAAGAACGCAGACCTTGCTGACGAAGCCATCCGCTTGATGGGTAAAGATTCTCTCAACGACCTTTTCTCAACCGACTGGTAATGGCAAGCTACGCTGAAATCAAGGCAAAGCTACAGCAGGAAGGCAAGAAGATACGCAAGCGTTCATCCTACGATGAGCACAACTTGCAAGCCGCAGAGGTCAGGTATATCCGTGGGGTATATCCTGACCTTGAAGGTGTCTTCTTTGCCGTTCCTAATGGTGGCAAGCGAACTTCCCGACAAGCCGCATGGCTGAAAGAAGAAGGCATGAAGACAGGAGTATCTGATATGCTGCTCCTGAAACGCACCTCCCAGTATGGTTTCCTCTGCATAGAGAACAAAACTCCCAAAGGCAGACAGGAACCCGAACAGAAGGTATTCCAGTATCAAGTAGAACGACATGGTGGCAAGTACATCATTGTCCGCTCTATAGATGAATTTATCCAAGCAATCGACAATTATTTAAATGGTGAACTATGAATGATGTAATTATCATGAACGGAAAGGATTTCGTAGCCAAACTAAACGAAGCCATCCAGCTTCTAGAAGAGAATAGCTATAAGGTAACCGCTCCACCCAAGGAAGTCAAAGACGAATATACCTTTGAGCGAGCATGGAACCTATACGAAAAGAAGGTAGGCTGCAAGGCTAAACTGGAAAAGAAGTGGAACTCTATGAGCCAGAAAGACCGCAAGGCAGCTATAGAGTATATTCCTCTCTATGTAATCTCCCAACCCGACAAGCAGTATCGCAAGAATTTCCAAACCTTCCTTAACCAGCGAGGATGGGAAGACGAACTTATCGGAGCAACACCACCGCCAGCAGCCATAAATGAAAAGCCTTCTGAAATGAGTCAGCTCATCGCTAGAACAAAAGCCGAATTGCAGAATCTTACAGAAGAAGCACAGGACAATAAACTTCGCAAGCGAATATGCGGAATGATTGAAGTCCTAAAGAACGACCCACAAAGTTCATGTAGAATCCCATTGGAGATATATCGTGACAACGGAACAATGGAACGCTTGGGCATCCAGTGGAATCCATAACATCTACGAAACCATTTACCTCAATGATACAAATCAGTAAGTACAACAAGCAGCACCCCCTCAGAGTCTTTGAAGCATTCGCTGGGTATGGCAGCCAGAGCCTAGCCTTCAAATACCTCAAAGAAAAGCATCCTGAGTTCGACTTCGAGGTTGTTGGCTTTTCCGAGATAGAACCTTCTGCCATCCAAGCCTACAGACTTCTTCATGGCAGGGAAATCCCGAACTACGGCAACATCGCCCTTCTTGATTGGAATGAGGTTCCCGACTTCGATTTCATCAGTTGGTCTTCTCCTTGCCAAGACTTTTCAAACGCAGGACTTCGCAAGGGAGCAGAGGAAGGTAGCGGCACACGTTCTTCTCTTATTTTCCAAGAAAGGAGAATGTTGGAAGCCAAGCATCCTAAATATGTGATGCTAGAAAACGTGAAAGGTCTTCTCTCAAAGTCAATGAGGAAGTACTTCTTCCAGTATATCCGAGACCTTGACTCATACGGCTACACTTCTTTCTACAAAGTATTGAATGCAAAAGATTACGGAATCCCTCAGAATCGTGAACGTATCTTCGCAATCTCCATCCTACGCACAGAAGACGAGCCGAACCCAGAGTATCACTTCCCTTCTCCTATCAAGTTACAGACTACGGTTGAGGACATTTTGGAAGACGATGTTTCTCCTGAATATTTCATGTCTCAGCCACTCCTAGAAAAGTATCTATGTAAAGCAGACATCAATGAATCAATCGAAAAACTCTACCCCGAAGATTTCAATACCGAAAACTGCTGATGGCTGCTCTGTTGCTGTCACCTCTAGTTTTTCTATGACCAGCGTAATGAATATGCTAGACACTGGTCATTATCCAAAGGGTGGAGTCTTAATCATAAAGAAATTATAATGTGCGACAAAATTATAAAGCTAGCAAACCTCCAAATCAAAGGCAGAATAGAACAGCAGACCAGAGTCTATTCCACCAAGGGAATCTCACCTACTCTCAATTCAGCCATGGGTCACGGAGGTAACTGCATCCCACTATTCTTAATCGTAAAGGAGATATGATAACAGGAGGAAAGAGAATGAAATCCCTGCTCCTATCAGGGAAGGTGAAGCCTGATATGGGGGGGCAAGTCTTAGACTTATATAATCAGCAAGTATATCAAGGCATCGCCCCTACCATGCTAACCACAATAGATTCATCATCAATGACATTCGTAACAACCATGAGTAAAGAAATCATTCACACTGCTCCCAACGGAAAGAAATACTCCATCCAAATCAGGAAGTACACTCCAAGAGATTGTTTCCGACTGATGGGAGTCCACGAAGCTGACATAGACAAACTCCTGAGCAAGGAGAAGACTGGTCAACTTATCATCTGCAAGAGCAAACTCTATGCCCTCGCAGGAAACTCAATAGTAACCAACTGCCTGACCGCCATGTTCGAGGAACTGATATTCCCTTCTGGGAATCACTACCATGACAAGACTGGTCAGCTATCCCTCTTCTAACATGAACATATTCGGCTATATCAAGGTAGGCAAGCGAGTAAGCAAAGCCCACCGCCTTCTCTTTGAAGGCAAGATCCTTATCATGTGGTACAAAGAGAAACCTATCATCGGAACCATGATAGGTGGAAAATGGTGCTGCATGGACATAAACGGAAATAAGGAAATTCTTATGTATCAGTCTTTAGTCACCCAAGTTTCATTCTTACCTTCACCTCATGAAGACAGAGAAAGAAAAAATCCTAGCCATCATCGCTGAGATTCAGGCTGAGCGTGAAGCTGCTCACATCGTGCCGCCCCACGTCCTCACAGCCGAAATCATCAACAGAGGATGCCATCAGCCTTATCAAGCCATCAATGAATTATGCGCAGAAGGCAAGGTAAACTGGTGCAGAACCCTCAACGATATGGCATTCACTATCAGAAAACAATAAATTCAAAAACAATATGGAAACAACACCATTAACACAACAACTGCTAAAGCAGTTTATGACCAAGGCATACGATAATGCCAAAGTCAAAGGCTTGTTAAAGCCTGATTTGGACATCAACCAAGAGTTAATGCTCATCATCACAGAAATGAGCGAAACCATCCAAGCTCAACGCCACAGCCGTAACGGAAGCATTGAAGACTACAACAAGTGGCTGGGAGTATCTGAGGAGCAAGCCTACGAGGAATCCTTGGAAGGAACCGTACAATCTGAGTTTGCAGACATCGCCATCCGCATCATGTCGCTTTTGGGATTCTATAACTCTCAGAAGATAATCTGTCTGATGAATGATATTGAACTCAAAAAGACAGAGGAGTATCACAAGGTTGAGTTCGAGCACGGAACCTACTCCCTTCCTGATGCCATGTACCTCATCATCACTCGCATGACCTACTTCCCTTTCTCCTGCTCGCCAGCATGGATGAACACCTTGCGATTGCAGGATATTCTTGTTCAGGTCTTCGCCCTAGCACACATAGAAGACATAGACCTAGTTGAACACATTAAGTTGAAAATGCAGTATAACGAATCCCGTCCGTACCTTCACGGATGCTTATATTAGGAGGACAGTAATATGTTTGGAATAGAAGAAATATCAAGAAGATGCTTAATGACGTTGAGTGATGGTAGCAAAATCCAAGCTACCATCACCATCCCAAAGCCAACCAAGCCCATCTTCCCAGAGCAGATGGAACGTCAGTTTATAGAGAACTTCAATGATTCGCAACCTCATCTAGTAAACAAGGTTGTAAAGTGTCACATCATGAGAAATTAAAGCGTATGATAGATGAAAAGAAAATAGAAGAAGCTGCAAACCTTCACAGATTTGAGCTTATAGCATCTATGCATGGTAGTACCCTTGGCACTCCCATGCAATGCTTTGAAGAAGTAGTTGATGCAGAAACTGAGTTAATTGAAAATTCATTTATTACAGGTGCTAAGTGGATGCAAGAAGAGTTCTTGAAGAATTTATGGCATCCTGCTAGTGAAGAGCCAAAGTTTGGTAAAGGAAGATTGTTAGTCTTGATAAACGGAGGTGTCAGTATTCTAAATGTAGGTTTTGTTTTAGACCAATTACGCAACCTACATAATATATATGGCATCGAAGGTTGGCTATACTTGAATGATTTACTGCCAAAGGAAGGAGGTGAGCAATGAAAGAGTACATAGATGGTGACTTGGTAAGATATACATCTTTATATAAAGAACCTATTGCAGAAATCTGTGAGGTTCGTGAAACATCTTATCTTATAAGATTTATGAATGGGAATTTTGCAAAAGTCACAAGTAAAGAAATCAAACCCATTCCTCTTACAACGGATATTCTAGAAAAGAATGGGTGGAAGAAATCAAAGATAAATGATTGTGCATACTTCTATTACAAAGACGGATTATTTCTTACTTATACATCGAAAGATGGTAAGTTTTGGTTTGACGACTTTGATTATAGTAGCTGTATATGCGTAGAACTTCCTTATGTACATAGCTTGCAGCACCTTCTCTTCGGTCTTGAAATTAATCAAGAAATGGAGGTATAGGTATGGCTATATTATTATTAGCATTAACAATTATTTTGGATATTACGATACAATTTGGAATGGATAAAACTGAAAGTGTATGGTATATTCCTATAAGTATCTTTGTCTTTATTTTAAGTGTAATCGCTTTAGTAGTAGCATTCTTGGGTTTGATATCTTTGATTGTTTAACCGCCTTCGGGCATAAATAGTAGTTATATGATACAGAACATAATAAAAAAGGTGCTACGTAAGTGGCTAAAGAAGAAGCTATATAGTAGCAGTTTTCTATTTACCACCAACGTAGCACGATTTAAATGGGTTTATGATTCACCTCTTCGCCAATGGAGAGATAGAATCTGGGTAGTCAAGCAATGCGATAAGACTATAGCAGGAATTGATTTCCTTGATAAAGTCTTGAAAGAGTACCTTTACAATTAACTCTCTTCAATCATGTGTTTTAGTTGTAGCCAATTGTCATACTTAGGATGTATATCATATCCACCAACCATGTGCATAATGATACCATTCTCTGTGTTCTCAACTGCTACAATCTGATTCACATTAACTAAGACAGATTTACTTCCACTGTCTTTAATTTCAATAAAATTATTCATATCGTTATATTTTTAAAATTAAGCGGTACAAAGATAACAATAATTTTCGAGAAGCAAGCAAACAAAATGATATTTTTAAAATTAAGCACTTTATTTTATCATCGCTTGCTTCTCATTTAACCCTTCTACAAAAGATATAAAAAGTAGTAATATGGATATTGAAAAATTAGAAAGAGCAAACTTTTTAGCTAAGAGGCTGCTTCCTAAAATAGATGAACTCTTAAATATGTCTTCAAAATCACACTGTAGCAAACTTGCGGACAGTATTTGGGGATTATCAGAGTGTGATGAAGAGTTCAAAGCTAAATTCAATCAACTTCTTTTAAATACTAAGAAAAAGTGGCAGAAAGAGTTTGAGGAGCTTTAGTACTAACCATCCCTTATGGAATATAAATATAAGTAATATGAAAACGTATATTGGAACTAAGGTCATTATGGCAGAGCCTATGACAATGACAGAAGCACAGAAAGTGCTTGGTAGAGAAATTAAGCCAGCAACCGTTGAGGAAGATGGCTACTTGGTAGAGTACAAGGACGGATATAAGTCTTGGTCTCCTAAGAGTGTGTTTGATGAAGCCTACAAACCTTTTGAAAGCTTCATGGATAGACTTCACATTGAGTACAATGAGTTGAATGATAAATTAGGAAAGCTTAATACCGCTTTACAGAAAGATGATTTCCGTGAGAAGGTAGGAGACTACCAGTATCAGTTAATGATACAGCAGAAAGTCGGCATGGGTATATATCTTAGCTCATTAGAAGCTCGTATTATAGAGATAGATTCATACTCATTTTGTAAATCGCCTTCATTATGTAAATCAAAAGACAAGTAACATCACCACCCTCTCCTTGGCAACATGGAGAGGGCAAAAAAGAAAGAGAATATGGATGCAAATAAAATAACATTAGCTGGCTATATTGTATATCTCCAAGGTATGTATCAACGATATGGCAATATAAGTATTGCGCAATTAAAGTATATAGAAAGAAATAGAAAAAAGGAGGATAAGCAATGAGTAAATCAAACGCAAAATTGTACCTTCATGATATGATTAATAATCTCGAAAACTGCATTGAGGAAGGTTCTGAGGTAACATATCAAAACATTATCAATCAGTGCAAGAAAGTACTTAAAGAGTTGGGGGGCTAGAATATGGATTCAAACTATGATGTAATACAAGGTGATTGCCCTAATTGCCCATTTGCCGATTTATTTGGTGGTTTCTGCTTTTACTACAGATTCTATCCTGCCAATATAGGTTATGGTGAAGCAACTTGTAGATGTGAAGAATTAAAGTCAAGGGAGGACTAAGCAATGGCAATATATAGAGTTGATTATTTCAAAACATCTAATTCAAAATATGTTATGGTTGAAGCAAACTCAAAAAGAGAAGCAATCAATAAGGCAATAGAAGAAAGCCATTGGCAAAAATATCCTGTAGATTTTTTTACCTTTAACTATACTGCTACTCTACAAGACCGCAAGCCTAAAAATGTTTCTCCAATATGGGTACCTGCCAAGGATGAGCTACCACCAGTAGATAAAGAAGTTATTGTCCTTACTACAATCGGAAGAATTAGTTTTGGACATATAGTAGATAAAAAGATAGCCAAAGACTACAACGGATGGAATATTCCTAATGTAGAGTACTGGCTACCATTCGTTGACCCAAAAGATGAATAATTATGGATTTTATGAACTCAGAGCGTAAAGCTCGCAAACCTCACAGATGTTATATGTGCGGTTGTGAAATAGAAGTAGGACAAAAATATATTCGTCAGTTTGTACCAGAATACAGGTCTGCAACCTGTATGCACAAAGAATGTCAAGAACTTCTAAGTCACGAAGGTTTCTGTGATGAAGAATCAGGCGAGGGTACAAGTGATGATTTCTTTTGCAACGCAATCTTTGATTACGTCAATAGGTATCATACTTCTTTTGATGGCAAAGCGTTAGATGAAGGTTGGGATGGAGATAATTATCACTTGGTAAAAATGATTTTAAAAGAATTAGAAATATGACAAAATTTAAGGTAGTTAGATATTGGGATACATATCCCGATGGAGTTGTTGCAACTTGTGACACAGAGGAGGAGGCAGAAAAGATATGTAAGAAATATCTTAGTAATTGCAAGCCTATGTATGACTATTTGGTTAGAAAGGAGAACGAGTAATGACTAGAGAAGAGTTAAAAAACAATTATGGAATTAACATCTGTGAGTTATGTTGCCGAGAGTATTTTACTAACAGAGCATACCCCGAATCACTTTGCGAAGGTCGGTATTGCGAAGAGGTAGAAGATAGTTTCGCAGATGAACATAATATAAAATTGGAGGATTGAGTATGACAAGAGAAAAACTTTTAGAAAAAGCTAGAGAGTTCGAGAAAAAGAACAAAAGTTTCACTTGGAAACCAAATGACTTCCCTGAGGATATGAGCGAGAGTAGTACTCTTGATGAACTTATATCAGAAGGAGATAGTATGTATGATGCTTTAGAAGAAGCCGTTAAGCTAATAAGCGATTTGGCTGATGAGTTGGAATATAAAATAGTCGTGGAGGAATAGTATGGCATGGGTAGCAGTCAACAAGAATGAAGACGAATACATCTTTGAAACTATGCCTGAAAGATGTTTTGGCTGGCAATGGGTTCCTATATGCCAAGATAGAATATATGATTCAGTCAAACTTCCTAAAGGTAGTATCAAGAAACTCATTGGAATAGAACTTACTTGGAAGGATGAGCCAGTAGAACTTAAAGAAGAATAGTTATGAATGACATTTATATATCTTATGGAAGTGATGGCTCATATCATATAATACGCCAGATAGGAGGAGGATTTGATATAGAGACTGCTTTCTTGATTGCCTTGGGGATTGTTGCTATATACGTCATGTGGCATTATTCACCAAAGGATGTTTGGAATAAAATAAAGTCGTATTTTAAAGAATAATAGTTATGTTTGAATTTTATATTGTACTTACTATATATGTTTTATTTATAGCTTTTATGGGTGGAGTTATTGGTTATTTAATTGGTAAATATTGGAAAAAATAGCGTATGAAAATCGAAAATATCAAGTTCAAGGCTAAACGTCTTGACAACGGAGAATGGGTTAAAGGAAGCTTTATTGTAATGAAGATTCCTGCACTTAGCAAAACTACTTTAGGTATCGTAGCTGAAGGTAGTGCAACTTTGCATGAGGTAGACCCTTCTACGGTCTGCCAGTTTACTGGACTGAAAGATTGTGAAGGCAAAGAGATTTGGGAAGGCGATATAGTGGAGCGTGTGATATATGACCTATTTAAGGGTTCTGCCAAGGTAAAAGCAGTAATCGAATATTTGGACGGAGCATTTGTAGCTATTACTGATGGAATACCTTATTCTTTATACTTTAAGTATATTAAGGTCGTTGGCAATAAATTCGATAAAGAGGAATAGCGTATGAAAATAGAAATCAAAAGAGTAACGGACTGGCAGCGTGTAGTGGATGCTGCTCGGTTCACACAAGGTAAGGAACCGCTGGGACATGAGCCTAGCGATAAATTCAAGAAACAGATGATTCTCAGCGAGCATTCACCGCTCAGAGAATTGGAGTTCGATATCAAGATGTATGGCATACCATACTGGGTGAGCAATCACTTCGTTCGCCACGTTCATGCTCAGCCATTCGTCTCCACATCACGACCAGACATTACTGGTTCAAAGGTATCACGTCACGATATGCGTCAGGATGATTTGGTCAACTTGCAGCTATCCCTCAACGCTCAGGAGATAATCAATATCTCCAAACTTAGACTATGTAACAAGGCATCAAAGGAGACAAGAGAGATATGGTATAAGGTACTTGACGAGTTAGCTTGTATAGAACCTTTGCTTGCATCCGCTTGTGTTCCTCAATGCGTATATAGAGGATTCTGCCCTGAGCCGAAATCATGCGGATGGAGTAATTCTTCATCCTATGGAATGCTCAGAAGAGCGTACGAAAAACTCAATTTATATCCATTAGAACGAGTATGAAATATCCCAAATATAATCTCAACGAATATGTCGGTGGGCACTTCGAGTACACCACCCCCTGCCCATTCGGCATTAAAGGCAAGTACACAAAGGAAATCCTGATGGTTGGTAGCCTTGCTTGCCAGCGATGCGAGCACTTCCGAGGAATCAACAAAGAAGATTGCATCGTATCTTGTGGAATCGAATAGTTTTAAGAGTGCAGCCTATCTGCATTCTTCTTAATATTTAATCAAATTTAATATATGAATACAAAGAAAATCTCAATCATCCAGCGTATCAAGGAGAAGTTCCTTGGTAAGCAGTTCTTTATTGCAGTAATCGCTAACAAGGGAACCAGTTCCTACTTCGTCAACTCCACCATCTACCGCTCAGAGAAGGAGGTGAAGGCTTACAAGAAGTACATCACCACAGACGAGCGTATGAAACAGAGCTTCGATTTCGTAGGCTATTATGGTTTCCGTTCAAAGTTCGACTTCCGCATACCTCTCAGCGGAAAGCCAGTATCAGTAGAAGAGGCAAAGAAACTGGCAGAGAAGTAACATGACTAAGATTAAAGACCTCACTGGGCAAAGGTTTGGCAGACTACTTGTCTGCCGCCGTGCCCCTGCCGAAAAGGGAGCAAGAAATGGAGTCTACTGGATATGCAAGTGCGATTGTGGCAGAGGAAAGAAAATCCTCAGTTCCGCCCTACTCTCAGGATTCACACGCTCTTGCGGTTGTCTTCGTAGCGAGAATGCAAAGAGAACCGTCCGTCTGATGCAAGCCGTCAACAGAAAAAGACGTGAATCATTAACAGATAAAATAAGCATTTCATAAATTCATAGTATATTTGCAACATGAAATTCAAGTATTTAATAGATAAAGTCAATGGTTTCAGACACCGCAACGATTTTGTGGTACTGGACGGAAGAGCCAACTCGGTCACGCTCTCCAAGGGCATCTATGACCACATCATGCGCAAGGAACGTTTAGACACCTCTATCTTCGTATTCAGATTGTCTGACCGAGGTACATACGCATTCTGCATGCGTGAAGACTGGGAAGTCCTTCGTAAATCCAACACCGCCTTCACTCAGCTTCAATTCAACCAGAAGTATAAGAAGGTAGGTTTCAGAAGTGACTACCCTTCCATCACCGCCATCCTTGATGAGTACAACCTTCCTCTCAACAGAATGGTTCGCCTTACTTGCATCCCTCGCAAGTCAGCCAAAGGAGAACCTTATTACGAAATCATGCGACCAAACTCAAATTTAAGCACATGGCAACAAGACAAGATGTAATATTTCAAGGCTTGACACACTCACCATCCGACTATAATTGTCAGGATGGTGAGTTGGCAACCTGCCTCAACCTCATCAACGAGGATGGGGCACTCCACCCTATCCACCAGCCAGTAGTAGCTGAACCGAACATCATGCTGGATGCAGGAGACACCATCGAACTGGCGCATAAGATAACACACGATGAAGCGATTCACTCCCACTACATCATCCGTAAAGCAGATGATACTTGGTACTGGATGGAAAAAGGTGGAGACGGAACCAAGAACCCTATCGACTTGAACGGATTCCACGTCAATGCCGTCACAGCAGTAGGCAATATAGTTAATTTTGTTGGAGAAATATCTATCAAATACTTATATTGGATTGACGATAATTATCAGCTATTTGATAGAGATAACTTTAACTATGGAATCAAAATCGGTTTTAAAGAATTTGATTATCAAGGTGGTTCAGCAGAAATCTCGCTAGGTGATGAATTTTGGGACTATGTTACTTATGAAAGCAGTTCTTCTGGTAGAAAGATAACTGGAATGAATGTAAACCAAGTCTCAAAAGTTTTCAACATGTTTGACGCTGTAATTAATAAGACTTTGTCCGACAAAGGAAAACAATGGCAAAAGTATTTTGTGTTTGGAGTAGCAGCCATCAGATTATACGATGGAACTTACTACAGCATTTCCAATATTTTTAAACTTGACTGGAATAGTGCAACTTTAGCTTCTGTTAGTGTTGACCCTTATAACAAGAGATTTTGGTCGATTGGACCAGCAATAGCAACTTGGACTATTAGCGCAAACATAGATAACCTTGATAAAATATCAAATCTTATACAAGGCATTGATATTTTTTTAAGCAAAGCCGAATCATTCGTTAATTTAGAATCAGCAGCAGCCAAATACGTTGTACCTGAACTAAATGATAAAGACCAAGGTGAAATGTTTTTCACAATGATGTCAGGAAAGGAAGCTGCCAATGCTATAGATTCCCTATCATTCTATCATTCACTATTTATCAGTAAAGACGAAATTGGCAAAGAACTTCAACTCAAAAGAGTTGAGGGAACGGAAGAGTCTTTATCTTTGGCTAACCTATACCGTTCTGATTTAGGAGGTAAATGTGCGATTACATACAATAATAGACTTCATGTGGGGAATGTAAAAGAAGGATATAATGTTGATTTGATAAGTAATATCACTCCAGCATTATCAAACTTATCAAACGATGCACAATTAAATACAGAAGGAATAGTTAGAGTGAAAGCATCAAACAAAGAATTTTGGTGCAAGGTTGATGATTTAGGTGCAAGACTATATTACTTTGTATGTGTACCAATCTTAAATGTATCTGAAATCACATTCTATAAAAAGACTGGAACTTCTGTGTTTGAGAAATCTACGGTAAACTTGCATTCTTCCGAAACTACAGCATTCTCTTTTTACGTAGCAGGAGAAGGAAAGGAAAACGTACCGCAATTTGCTTTACCATGGGAAACCTCATCAGAAGAGGAATGGAACAATATTGTAAGCAAGTACGAAAACTATAAAACAAACACAAATGCACTTCCATATTCTTCTGTTGTGAAAGTAAGCGAAGCTGAGAATCCTCTAATCTTCCCTGCAAAGAATAGTGTTCAGGTTGGTTCTTCTATCATAAATGCACTTGCCGCTAACACTAGACCAATAAGCGAAGGTCAATTTGGTGATGCTCCTCTATACGCTTTTACCGATGAAGGTGTATGGGTATTGATGCTTGGAGAAGAAGGAACCTATATTGCCCGACAGCCAGCCAATAGATATATTTGCTCCAACCCGAAGGGTATCTTGCAGATTGATGATGCCGTTCTATTCCCTACAGAACGAGGAATCATGATGCAGAGAGGACGAGAATCTGAGTGCATTACCGATGTATTGGATGATTATCCTTTCTATTTTCCCTCTATTTACTCACATTCAACAAAGGATAAGACCTATCCGAACAAACTCCTTGCACTAGGTAAAATTCCTGAGTCTGATGTAAAGTATGTCCATTTCCGTAAGTATATCGAAGAAGCAGATATGATTTACGACTATTATGATAGTCGTATCATCATCTTTAACCCGAACTATACTTATGCTTACGTTTACTCTTTGAAAAGCAAGATGTGGGGAGCCATGCACAATGTCTTCAACAAGCGAGTAAATATATATCCTGAGTCATACGCTACAGACAAAGCAGGAAACATACTTGATGTCTACGTAAAGGAACCTATAGATAATGTTCCATTCTTCCTTTGCAGCCGACCTTTAACGCTTGGACAAGATGCTTATAAGACCATGTTTGATTGTATCACAAGAGGATATTTCAGAATCATTCAGGAAGGAAAGTGTGGAATGGTTCTATTTGGAAGTAATGATTTATCTAATTGGTATTACGTTGGTTCGTCTACAAATATGTATCTCAGAAATCTTGTAGGTTCCCCATACAAATATTTCAGGGTCGTGTTCATGGGTAACCTTGCCCCAAACGAATCTATCAGCGCACTATCTACAGAGTTCCAATCAAGATTACAAAATAAACTCAGATAATTATGGCAGAATATACATTATTAGCTTTCGATTCACAGCGTGCACGAAATGGAGCATCCGTAGGCTATATGGATGCCAACAACAAAGTGCATATAGCTACAGAAATAAAGTTCTATGAAATAAGAAGGTCAGACTACTTCGGCTACATCATGTTAGACGGAAAGCAATATGAGTTCTTAGTAAATGGCTATTTTTATGTAAATGGAGATAAGCAGTTGCTAAAGATAGTAGAATCCTCTATCACAAAGACAACTGGAACGAAACTCGTCAGAGAAACTTCTTCCGATGGAACATCAAATGCTCGCCCATTCCCTAGAAATGGAATAGCAACCACATCGGAAACAGGTGGAACAGAGGAAAGTGACAAAACAGAAGAAATCTTCTCAATTGCTACCCTACAGCCTAGAGAAGAAGTAGCAGCAAGTTGCTTGCAGTCTATGCTCCAGCAGTATGAAAATCCACTAAACATAGACAACACCAAGATTAAACAACTTGTAAGCAAGTCATTCTTGTTTGCTCAGGAGTTCATCAATCAGGCTGTTCTGTATCGTGAGAAGGAGACAACATCGGCAACCGTTGAGAACAATAAGTACGCATCGGTTGATTCTGATTCTCTCAGCAGCGACACCGATAAACTGCTCTACAACATAGCTACTGCTATGAATAACTTTATCGCTCAGGATAAGAACCAGTATGCCGACCAGCAGAAGAATGGATTGAAGCTGGCAGCTACAGATATTAACGTCAAGACTTTACCTGAGTCTATCAAGACGGTTGTCAGTGGAAATATTGACGCTGCCGTTACTGGCTCAGTCAGCGCAACAGTAATCGGCTCTATTGATGCTGCTGTCAGAGGTTCCGTTACAACCAAGCAGGAATCCACATCTAGTGGAACATAAAATTAGATAAGTATTTTCTATTAGAATAAAGGGTAGCCGTCCGTGATGGATAGCTACCCTTGCTTTTACGTTAACCTTAAACGATTAATATACTAAAATGGATGCAATGCGATTCTCGCTCTTCCAGCCGAGCGATTGCTGGCATCCTTAATCTTCTTTTTATTTTCATCGGCAAGTTCCCATAACCTATCAGCACCGTCAGGATATACAAGCATCAACCATTCGTATAAGCAATAATATACAATATAGTTATGGATATATACCATCATGGTATGCACGCTTGTTTTCGAGAATCCACTTGGCATTCTCATGGCTAGATAATAGGCATCCTCATCATTTGTCGGGGAACCTACGCATTCTTCCCACTCATTGGAATCAAAGCCACCTCCAAGCATTTCCATCTTGGTATATCGGAAAAGCATTTCCTTGCAGTCTTCTACCGCTGAGTCAAGAATCCTAGCCAATTTATCCCGATTACAATCCTCGCCCACATCATATACATTATGTATCAGGTGTAGGTCTTCTACAGAACTGGAGATGGAATCAGCATAGACATAAGCCGTATTTTTGATGTCAAACACCAGTTCCTTCTTCTGAAGCTCTATCATTACCTTGTAACCAAGATTACATGTTCTGCATTCTTTCATACTCACCTCCTTCCTTATTCGTTAGGAGCCGTTCTGCTTGGCCTCTCACGTCTGTTAAAGGTCTCATGCAGATTCTTGATGGCAACAACAGACAATTCTGAATAAGTCTTCGACTCATTAGGATTGGTAATGATGAACCAATCCATCAAAGCCTTGTTGATGATATAGTCATGGATGGAACTGGTAAGCGCATCCTTCAAAGCAAGCGGATAATTGGATGGAAGGGATAGGTTTATGACAATATCGGTATCATCACTTATCAACTCGTTAGACACAGTAGTACCATTACCTGTTTGAACCGACTCACTCAACTCTACGAGCAGTTGGCTATACGCATTCTGAATGCTACGCAAAGCCTGATTCTTGTCTTCATCATCATCACTTGCCTGAATATTGCTGGCAGCCTCAGCATCCATGTCTGCTGCTCTTCTGCTACGCCCAGTCAGGAATGCCTTGTTCTGAAAGTCATAAATGAGTTCACTCATATACAACGTTATCGCTAAATTTTTTCTTGCCATACTATGAAATTTTTGTTCGTGTTGGTTTCTTTTTGAAAAACGCTTTATCCTTGATGTCGAGCAATAATGCAGCAGCGTTATCAGCATACTCCTTCACCTTGTCAGGTGCAGTAATCTCGCACCATTTCCCGATGATGCTGTTCACGAGGTATGATGTAGCGGAACGGATAATGGAAGGCTCCATCTTTGTATCAAATCTATCTGATAAGGTCAGCTTCCAGTTGATGTTTCCATCCTCATCATTAATCTCTTCAACAAATTGTTTCAGGAGATTCATCAATGTATCAACCGATTCATTATAGAATCGCTCAATCATTGCCAAGTCTGCATCCGTCACAAATACTTGGTCAAATGCCGACTTACCATCCTCCAGTTTGTTCTTTGCGCCTATATAGGCAGTAGTCTTCGCTACCTCCTCATACACGTCACTTCTCTTGATTGTAATTACTAAGTCTGCCATTCTTTATCTTTTTATATAGTTTATAACCCAAAACGACTAGCAAGACACAGAGTGCTCCAAATGACCAGATAGCGTATTTCAACTGAAACTGCTCCCACTTGGATAACTCCTTCTCTACTGGATAGGGTACTGGGATAGAATCTCTTTTCAGGAAGGAATCCACCTTCACCTTATACACATTCTTATAGATGGTCTTCTCATGCCATCGGTCAAGAAAACAAGTATCTCCCTTCTGTCTGAGATATACGGAATCACGCACGAAAACGCTGTCAGAAGTATGCAGCGTATCGTGTTTTACTACGTCCCGACATATAACTTTTTCCATCGGGACGTATTTTGTCTTGCATCCCGACAGAAGAAAAGCTATCAGCAACATACCCAAAACATATATCAGGAGTTGCCAGAAATCAGTATCGTACCACTTCTTCATAAGCCTACACTTTGAGTGCTACCAATGCTCTTTTCAAATACTTACGTCTATGCTCTAAACCGTAAGTACCACCATTGATGGTCTTTGTTATAGCAAGAAAGCTATCACTATCAGCCAGTTTGTTCAAGCCGTGTTTCCACCACCACCACATGGCACTCTTGGTAGCATATCGTGGCTGCTCCAATATTTCAGGATGCTCCATTATATCATCAGTCACTTGCTTGCTATTCTGAAAAGCCTGATAGTTGGCTCTACCAGTAATCTGAATCAAGCCCCTGCCACGATACTTGTAGCCGTCACCATCCTTCAAGTTGCCGAGCATGTTCTTCAACTTACCCACATCATACTTGTGGAAATAGTTCTTGTTGCCGAGTTCCTTGGTATATCTCAGTTCACCACTTTCATGCGCTATCTGAGCCAAGAAATGAGCCATACGCTTAGGTGTATCAATGTTGAAAGCCTCAGCATAACCATTGATATAAGGCAGAAAAGCATCCACCTTAGCCTTCGCATTCGGCATAATATCCAAAATCTGTTCTCTTGTTACCTTCATATTATTTACTTTCCTTTACTTGTTTCAACATACTTGCGAGTTCGTCCTTCACCTTACTCTCGAAATTACCCAACTTGGTCTTAAAATAAACGTTTACTCCGAATATTGCTCCAGAGTAAACAAGTGCTTGGCTGATGTACCAGAGCACACCATCCGAAATCACATAGTTGTTCAAGAAGAATGATAGGAAGGCAAGGACGATGCCGCTCACCACCATTCCAATAGCTGTGCCATATTGCAATCCTTCACGTACGTTTGGAGTCATATCTTATCTTTATATATTATTAATAATATGCAAAGATAAGAAATGATTCCCAAATAGTCACTTTATCCGTTAATAGTATGCCATATTTTGCTTGTCGGATGCAAGCAATCAGGGTCTTGCAGATACTCTATAGCCATCAGAACCACCATTTCCTTCATTTCATCTGCATCCTTACTGAATCTCTCCAGCAGCAGATGATGGTCACTCCTCAACAGATTCATAGTTACCGCCAAGTCATAAATGGTGTAATCAGAAATATCATCCTGATGCTTGTCAAAGGCTTCTCTTATCTCATCATCCGAGAAGAAGGGAGCCATGTGCTTAGTTCCGTCAGCATCCTCATACCACATCTTGTTGATAGCATCATCGGCAAAGTGCTTGTCGAAATGTTCTTCACTCAACACTCCATACACCATCGCACAAAGATGATGCTCCTCCACATCGCTCAACTTGCATGAGAGATACTTGCCGACTGCCTTAGCTACTGCCAACATCTGTTCAGGAGTCAACTCCTGCTGATACTTTTCTACGAAATCTACAAAATCCATAATATAAAAATTAAAAGTTTATGATGTTGCAAAGATACCAATATCTTAAACGCAGCACCATAAACTCGCAGATATTTCTGTAGCTATCTGAATATCAGACAAATACAGTTACGATAAAAACACCTCCTTTCTTTATTCGTCCTTAAATCTGGTTCTCTTCTCTCTACCCCTCGTCCAGATGTCGTTTTTCTTCCGTTTCGCCACCTTTCCGATAACGTCATTCTCGTAAAGTTCGGGCTTGTCTTCCCTCCCTTGGGTCTCCGTAGCAATACCCTTGCTGGCATTGCCACTTTGGCTGGCATCAGGTTTCCCATTGCCATACCATTTCTTGTCGTTTGGTTTGTCTGCAATCATAACTATAAACTATTAACTATAAACTATAAACTAAGCCGCCAATGGTGGATTCTGTCCGTCAGGACTAACTCCCTGACCGCTCATCATCTGCTGCAACATCGCCTGAGCCTTCGGATTGCTCTGTGATGCCTGAGCCACTTGGGCTTGAAGCTGAGGAGAGAATCCTTGTGGAGTCTCACCATTCTGAATGGCTTGCTGGTTGGAAGCAACCGATTGCAGCAACTCCTCTCCAAATGGGAAATCTCCTACTTGCAGCAACTGCTCCAGCGTGATAGCCTGATTCTGCCACAAGGTCATAAGGAACTCATTTGCCATCTGTCTGTATACAGGAGTAGCCGTACTTTCCGTGATGTTGATGTCAAACTCCACGTCTCTAATCTTCTTAGGGTCATAGCGCACTATCTGTCCTGCCCTACCCACAATATTGAAGTTGCGAGCCACATCATAGTACTGCTGCATATTCTTAACGGTCTTGTAAGCACCATCAATGATAAACTGGCTGAAACTCTCCAAAATATCAAGCAGCGACATGGTAGCATTCTGTGTCTGCTGTGCATAGAGCGAACCGCTCGTACCCGATACTCCTTGTTTCCCTTGCAGCGCACCATTCACTCCTGATATATCCTCGAAGAACTTCAACTGATAACTGAGCAAGTCACCGATACCGATATTCGTAGAGTTGTTGGCAACTTGCTGAGGAACCTGACCACTCTTGTTTGGCTTGTATCTCACCACACCATTAAATCTACTCCACTCATCGCAGAAATCATCCCAACTCATATCATCAGGAAGACAATCCTCAGGACAGAGCAGCACACCCTTGGCACTCGCACGCATGATGAAGTCATACATCGTAATAAGTCGGTTCACGTATCTCTGCTGGTCTATCACATCTTCCACGAAGCTGTGAATCTCGCCATCAATGAATGGATAGAACTTGAAACAATATGGATGCTCACCATGAGCATAAGGGGTCTCGCCTTCTCTCAGAATATCACCGAAAGGAGAAAGATAATAGAAATGCCAGTAATCATCCATAAACCACTCGGCATCAATCAGAGGAATATCCTCTTCCAGCATGCCAGCAGCCAGACCTCTCCTGATTCGGTTTCTGTTCTCTGCATCTACAATATCAGCCTTATCCTCAATATCAATCTTGAAATCGTCACCATTGTTGTAATCATGGCATCGGTATCTCGGTTTACTCTCCTTTCGCCAAACCTCAATCACTCGGCAGAGCGAAGGATTGGCAGGATTCATAAAGTCGATAGTCTTAGGGTCGAACTCACCAAATCGCTGAGTGCAGTCAGCAATCACAAAATCTCTATTAGCTGCCAGTCTGTATATCTCCTTCAACTTACGAGCCTCAGCAGGAGACTTGGCAAACTCTCTCAGTACGTTGCCAATGGTAATATCATGCACCTCACCCAAACAACTCACGTCCCAACCACGGAAATCCCTCATATTGTTGTCTATGAAGAAATTGTTCGGGTTCACGTAGTCTGTCCAGCAATCCAACCTACCTCTTCGCCATCCATACTTCTTCTTATAGATAGCTGCACCGCTTATCAGGAACTCTTCCATGGTTCGTGCATCCAGTTCCGTCTCTCGGTTCAGTTGTCGGTTACATTGCAGCACCACGCTCATGGTCTCACCATATCGCTTCTCATCCTTATCTCTTGCGTTACATGTTGGCTCCTTGCTCTGAGAGCGATATACACCCAGCACATTCTTCACCAACCTACGGATAAGGTTGTTCTTCAATGGTTCGCTACCCTGCTCACGGATATAGTCTTCCTCCCTGATACGCTTAGTAAAGCCACACTTGCTTTTGAACTCAATGGTATCTCCCCATTGGTCTCCATAGCAATATCGCTTGTTTCTCAGTCTTCGCTTTCGGAAGTTATCCATGTTATTGTAATATCGCTGAGCCTCCAGCAAGATAGAGAAGGCACGCTCGTATGGCTTGTCAAATCGGTTCTTGGATGCCTTCACGCTATCCAGTTCTTCCTTGTCAAGCACCCTGCTCAACGATAGCAGTTTTGTTTCTTCTTTCTTCTTTGCCATAATTTATGATGTTGTAGGTTCAACAATATGTGCCAGCTTCCGAGCCACCCCAAGCAATCCGCTTGCGGTATCGGTATCGCCAAGACTGATGCAAGTGAGGTAGCCAGCCATATACACGATGGAATCCTTCAATGTTTCAGGCAAATCAATATTACCTTCACTAATAGAAGGCATACCCACATAGGTAAGCGATACGGTAGCCGTATTACTCTTGCTTGTGAAAAGTTCCAAGTACCGATTACCGCTATTATGAATGAGTGCAGCGATAGGTCGCTCAGGATTTCCCCTTACTCCGAATCGGTTACACTGAATCTTGTAGGCATCATCCTCTTCTGTTATTATCTCAGCCGAGCGGTTCCAGTCACTAGCCTTCACGTTAAGGAGTCTAATCATGTCGGAAGGCAGATAGACGGTTCCCACATAAGCACCATTTGATTCAGCCCAAGCAGTATTCAATTCATTGAAAGTCTTACCATCCAGCATACTGGCAGGAGCATCCTTCAATATGATTCTTGCTGCATCTACTATCTTACTCTGAATCAACTCGCCTTGTGACAAGGTATCAGTATCGGTAGGAGTCAGCAAGCCCGAAGTCTCTTGGTTCCTGTCCAAGAGCACCTTCACTTCTTTCACCAGTTCAGATACAGCATACGTACTCATTATTCCAATCCTTCTAGTTCAACACCCTTCTCTTTGGCAATCGCCAAAATATCGTCCTTGGTCTTCATCTTGGAACGACTCACACCGAAGGTCTCTGCCAGATATTCCTTGGCATCCTCAACATCTGTCACAATGTGAGTCTTCTTCTCGTCAGCCACCTTCTTCTTTGCCTTGGCAGCAGCCTTCTTCTTGGCTTCCGCAGCTTCCTTCTTCTCGTCAATACTCTCCACCAAGAAGAACTTGTCGTTGAACCAATAATGAGACTCGATAGCCTTCTGTACCTTTGGGTCTCTTGTCATATAGATACTACTACCCATCGTCTTACCCTCAAAGACAATGCGCATTCTCTCGTTACCTACCATAACGCTGAATGCCAAATCCGAACCAGCTTGATATTTCTTAAACATGATTATACCTTATTATATATGTGTTATTAAAAAAGGGATGGGGCTAGTGCCCACACCCCTCACTATTTAATGAATAATTTACAAATCTACTTGCTTTTAGGCAGCAGCCTTGGTCTCTTCTGTATCAGTTGCACTTTCTGTTGCAGGAACCGCAGCAAGGCGCATACGAGCGTGTGCCTTAGGGTACTTCAAGTACAGACAAGCTACCTCCTGAATAACTACTGCATCGGTGTTACGGATGCCAGCCTTCTTCAAGTCGAGCACGTTACGTGTCCAAGACAAGTGTACTCGCTTAACCAAGAACTCAGGGTCAAGGGCAAAGCCGCAGTCACTCATATCGAAGAGGTCAAACAACTCAGAGTGAATCATCAGCACCTCACCGAAGTCGGTCTCCCAACTCTTGAACTTCAAGTCCCAAACCTCTACGGTGTCCTTCAAGCGGAACTTGTCAGAGTCAATCTTACTGAATGCACTCACAAAGGCAGAGCCAGCGATAATCACCTTGCGCTTGTTGCCGATACCAGTACCAACAAACAAGTCCTTGGAAATGTCAACCAACTCCAAGTCTGTAATCACTCGCTCATTCTTACCATAGCCCTTCTTAATATCGTCAGCAGTAGCAACATGACCTACCTCAATGTCCTTACCAGCCATCCACCAGATACCCTTTGTAAACCACTGAGTAGAGTTGTTTTTGGTAGTATGCTTGATACAAGCCATATCACCGAAGAGATAAGTACCCTCCATAGCAAGACGCATATCGTAGATACTATCCTCCTCGATGTCAGAGAAGTCCCAATCTACTCGCTTAGCAGCAATCTTATTGAAGGTGCTCTCCTCAACCTGAATCATGAAGTTCTGGCAGTACTGAATATCAGAATCAGGAAGGTTGTTGAAACGACCCGTCTGTACGTCCAACTCACCGCAACTCTTAGCCATACGGATAAGTTTCTGACCCTTCTGTAAGGCTGGAATACCAATAGGCTGCTTCTTAACCAATTTGCCATTTACCGCAAACACAATAGGATAACCCTCATTATCCTTACCGCACACACAAAGTTCCAAATCAGGAGTAGGTTCATCGGTAAGGTCTGCATAAGCCTGATTCTTGTAGTTGGTAATCGCCTTAACACCTACCACTCGGATGGTATCATCCAGCGTAAACATTTCAGGGTCTTCTACCTTCAATACCATAGATGTACCAGTACTTTCCAATGTAGCCTCCTTGACGGTAGTCTTGATAGGACGTGTACCGATACTCCAATACTCAACTACAAACGAGCCAGCAGACTTAGTTGTAGCATAGCGTGAAATCTGGTCAACTGGAGTAGCCATTGGACGAATCTTGGTAATCTTGTCGTTGATGTCGTTCTCATAGAACTCCGTGCCATTCTCATTATAATGCTCTCGACCCTTGCCCTCAGTAGCAATACCATCATCCTGACGGGCAGCACCACCATTGCCAGCTTCACCAGCAGCAGGAGCACCACCAGCTTCCGCAGCGTGACCACTCTCTGTACTACCGCCATCAGGCAGAGCCGCCTCAGCCATGATAACCTGACCATTCACTCCAAAAATAACTGCCATTACCATCAGAAAGATGGAAAGCAGCCGATTAAATTTGTTACTTTTCTTCATTGTTATCCAAAATATTAATTAAACATTATATATTATCTTTTCACCTTATCGAATGCGTGTTCTCTTCTCATTGCCACGCTCCCAGATATTTCCCCTACGTGATGCCCTACCAAGCGCACCTAGGTTTGGCTGGTTATCTGTCTGCTTGGTCTCCGCATTGGCAGAATCAAGGTCGGCAGTACCATCACCCTTCTTTCTCAGTTCAAGGTTCTTGACGTGCTTGCTGTTCTTACCACGAACCTCACCTTCATGTGCCGCATCAGCCACATCGGTATCATGGTTCTTAGCCTTGATGAAAGCAGTAATCATTTCCTCTGTAAACTTGCCAGTCACCACATTGCGCATTGTCTGAAAGCACTGGTCGATAGCTTCGTTTACCGCTTCCTCACCATACTTCTCCTCCAACTTGTCGAATACTTCATAGCTGGCTGGCATGTTCTTGTCATACTCCTCCTGCAATTTCTTGCCGTTGGCAGCATTCTGCAAGAACTCCGACTGAGCCGATGCAATCTCATCCGCATTGTCAGGGTCAGAGTAGTAGTCAATGGCATCCTCGCCATGTGTACGAATCAACTCAGCGTAAGGACTCCTACCAGCCTTCATCGCCTGAAGGAAGGTAGCCGCCTCAGGGTCACTACCCAGCCAATCGCCCATCGCCTTCTCATTATCCTTGTAACCCTGCAAAGCCTTCTGGTCGGCATCATAATCATCATTGATTGCGCCATACATAGCTTCATCATCCGCATACTCCGTGTCGGGGTGTCGGGTCTTCAAACGCTCCAAAGCCAAGTCTCTCTTGGTCTTCGTTTCCTGCTGCTTGGCAGCACCAGCATTCTGTTCAATATTTGTATTATCTGGCATATATATATGTATTAATTTATAAATCAATGCCCAAAATTAATGCTTTTTCGGCTAATTTCTACTTTATCCGTTAATTATCGTTATTCTAATACGACTAATTCGATTATTTTTTGTATATTTGCAGCGTCAGATATGAAATATAAGGATTCACGGTGTGATTTTAAAGAAGAACGTGATGCTGATATATTGAGAGCTTATCGTGAGATACTTACGACAGGAGACAATATAACACTCTCAGAGATTGAGGAAAAGCTATCCCAGTCTCCGAGCTGTAGATTTTGGGTTTCGGAAGAACGTGCTTATATAGTCATATTAGACTTATTGTTGGGAAAATCCATTGATTATATGATACCAACCCGAAGGGCAATGTATCAGGAGATTTTCAGAAGATTCAAGAATTATAGAAAGCAATATCCACACTTATCCAAGATGGATATTATCAAACGTGTATGCTACGAGCCAGCACCCAGCTTCTATCTTACTCCACAAACCATGCACGTCATACTTTATAGGGTGAGAAAGGAGGAGAAGAAAAGATGCTACGAGGAGCGAAAGAGAAGATTGCGCTTTATGCAGTGTACATTATAATAATGTGTATCACTCTTATGGGCTATGATGGCATGGGTTTGTCAGATGGCTGCACTCTTTGGCAGCGCATCAGTTATCCGTTCTTTCATCAGAACGTCTTCCATGCCGCCATCAACTTATATGTTTTCCATCAGTGTTATCGAGCCACACCTTGTGGCATCGGTCACATGGTCGCATTCTATCTAATCGCTATCAGCTATCCTTACCAATCCTCCGTATCTATCATTGGTCTCAGTGGTTTTATCTATGCCTACATGGGGTTTATTGCCCCTTACGTTAATAATAAGATAAGGTACAATACAATTATCTTAATCTATATCAGTATCGGAATCTTCATTCCCTGCATGGCAGTTGGAGTCCACATCTACTGCTATGTACTAGGTTTGTTGTGGGGTTATCTAAATGCACCGCTATGCCAAGACAAGTAACCGCCACCCAAGTAAAACAGACTGATGCTCTTGACAAACACGTATTGGGCATCCTGAAAGAGAACGAGAAACGCATCAAGGAAATCAACACACCTTTCAATCCTGTCAAGGGTGAAGGTTGTGGAGATAAGCGATTCCTGCTCTTCCTTCCCGACTTCCCGATTCAGAGACAGCAGCTTCCAGTTTCCATGAAGAAGATTCCGCTCGTCAAGATGCTTATTGAGTTGGGTAGTTGCAAGGCGGTAATCGAGGAACTGCACAAGGATATAGATGAGCCATACAACCTAGAGGAAGAAACAGAGCAACTGGTGGAGCAGTTTACTCGCATCAGAATGAAACATGACCCTTTCTTCTTCTTTGCGACATTCATCTACATCAAGCCGAAAGGTGGAGGTCTCCCCTTTCGCTTTGTGCTCAGAAGACCGCAGCGAAGACTGCTCAGGTGGCTGGAAGAAAGAAGAAAGAAGAATCGCCCTATCCGTCTCATCCTGCTGAAAGCCCGACAATGGGGAGGTTCAACGGTTATTCAGATGTACTTCCTTTGGCTGCAACTCATGTGGCAGAAGGGTCTCAACTCGCTCATCGTAGCTCAGGTCAAGGACACCGCAGAAACAATCCGAGGAATGTTTGATGAAGCATTGAAGATGTTCCCAGTCAAGTTCCTGCATGAAATGGGAGAAGCATATACCGAGAACGAGCCTAAGTTTGTAGGGTTTGGAACATCAGGTAACGTCAAGAAGGTTCCTCAGAGATTCTGCAAAATCAAGGTGGGTTCCATGCAGAAACCAACTTCTGCCAATGGTGAAGACTATAACCTTATCCATTGTTCCGAGGTGGGATTGTGGGAGAAGACGGAAGGCAAGTCTCCTGAGGAAGTTGTGCAGAATGCGACCAATGGTGTGCTCTACAGACCATACACAATGATAGTATATGAATCAACCGCAAATGGTACTGGCAACTTCTTCCATCAGGAGTGGTTGGCAGCAGAAGCAGGAGAATCGGTATTTGAGCCGTTCTTCGTACCTTGGTTCGAGATTTACGACCTATACCATCTTGACTTCGAGAGTAAGAAACAGAAAGAGGAGTTCGCAAAATGGTTGTACGACAACCGCAACAACACCAACACGATGTCTAATCGTGAGGAGCCAGTTACCTATCTTTGGAAGTTGTGGCAGATGGGAGCACCTTTGGAAGCTCTCAACTGGTATATCATGGAGCGCAAGAAGTTCACTGACCATGGCGATATGGCTAGCGGATTTCCTTCTGACCCAGTAGAGGCCTTCAAGCACTCAGGAGCCAAGGTATTTGCAGAAGAGAAGGTTGACCAGTTCAAGAAAGGATGCAGAGCACCTAAGTTCATCGGTGATGTTTACGGAGACGGATATAAGGGCAAGAAGTGCCTAAAGAATGTTCGATTCACAGAAGACAAGACTGGGCAGTTGTGGATATGGAGCAAGCCAGAATACTTTGACGATTGCAAGGTAACCAACCGCTATCTGGTTGTCGTGGATATTGGCGGTAGAGGCAGTAAGGCAGACTGGTCTGTTATCTGTGTCTTCGACCGATATTGGATGATGGAAGGCGGCAAACCATACGTGGTAGCCCAATGGTACGGACACATAGATATGGACTTGCTGGCATGGAAGGCAGCACAGATAGCCAAATACTACGACAATGCTCTATTGGTGATTGAATCCAACACCTTGGAGACGAAAGACAAGGAGCACATCTTGGAAGGTGGTGACCAGTCTGAGTTCATCCTGAATCAAATAAAGGATGAGTACGATAATCTCTATGCACGCAAGCAGAGCGAAGCTGACATCAAGGAAGGTCTTCCACGCAAGTACGGATTCCATACCAATGTGGCAACCAAGCCAATGGTTATCTCTGTTTTGGTTCAGGTAGTCAGAGAGCATCTATACGTTGAGCGTGACCAACGATGCCTGAATGAGTTCCTTACCTACGAGCGTAAGAAGAATGGAGCATACGGAGCCATTGACGGCAAGCACGATGATTTGCTCATGACCAGAGCCATCGGACTCCACATCTGTTTCAATGAAATGGAAATGCCTAAGATGATACAGAATCAGGCAAGAGTAATGAGAAGAAAGGTTTCTGTTTCGGCAGCAACCATCATATAGTTTCAAACAATAATAATTACGATTATGAAAGTAAAAAACATTTTCAAGCGCATCAAGTGCGAAATCATGTATCGCCAAGCTACGGCTAAGGCTGACCTCGCAGCAAAGAAGAACCACAGTGACATCTTCTATGTCCTTCCTACGCAGAAGGGCAACTTGATGATTATGAACCGCTCCTATTTTGAAGCGTTCAAGAAGACAAAGCTGGTAGATAAAGACATGAAGGTTAGAGACCTCTTCCGTGATTGTGTCTATCATACCAACTGCAAGAGTAAGAAGGGAAAACTCAGCCGAAAGCGCAAATTCCTACGCTGGAAAGGCTTAATCTAAAGTTTTTCTATTCAAGTGTTAACGGATAAAGGATAGGTAGAGAAAATTCTGCCTATCTTTGCGCTATATTATTAATAATGTGTATCAAAATATGATTTATAAAATAGTACAAGGCAACGCTTTCAATCTCCATATCTTGGTAAGGAAGATGGATATGTCTAAGGAGTTCAATCGGCTGGTTGACTTCGATATGACTCAGGCATCTGACATCAAGGTGGAACTGCAATGCTGTTTCGATGATTCCATCATCGTGCCAACGTCCATCGGTGGTATCGAGCATAATGTGCTTGTATGCAATATCCCAGCCACCCTAGGAGTAGGCAACTACAATGTAGCCGTTTCATGGACTTATGAGGGTTATGCGATGAAGAGTGTTGAGCGAAACATCTTGCAGATTATTGAGACCAACAAAAGGGTGAAGGTTCCTTGTGGAGTCTTTCAGGGCGAGACGGTTGGCATGTTCGACCTTCGCTACTACATGGTCACAAAGAATCAGTCTGATTGCACCTTCGTTTATTCTCTTGACGATATTACACTCTCCAACACTCCAGCTACATTGAAGTTAGGTGAGAAGTTCGAGACAACGCTTACTCCAGCCGAAGGTTTCAATATCGGAATGGTTAAGGTAGTCATGGATGGTGTTGACATCACAAGAGACGTTTACAAGGACGGAAAGATTGAGATTCCAGCCGTGTCAGGTTACGTCAGCATTATGGCTAACGGTGACGATAACATCTACTATTGTGGAGCCACCGCTGCCAAGAACATGTGTCAGTTCAACATAGAAGACCTTGAAAAGGTTGAAGGAGATATTGTAGATAAGTCTATCAATATCACAACGACAAAGGAAAAGCCATACATCTGGTTCGCCAGCCGTGTTCCAGTAGAGTTCTATCAGTCAGGACTCACCGCATCCCTCTACTCCACCAAGGTAGGCGATATTTACTATTACTGGACTGATGAGTTGAAAGCAGGAGAATATACATATAACGCTAAATTAAAATAATATGGCAAAAGAAGTAACATACAACAACACGCTCGTAAGCGGAACTGCCGATGAGACCTTGACATATACCAGATATATCAAGGATGAAAGTTCGGGTAAATCCGTCAAAGAGTCTCTTGACGAGAAGGTCAATAAGTCTGACCAACTCGGTACTACGCAAATTGCCGACAATGCTATCACCAATGAGAAATTGGCAGAACACTCTGTAGATAATTCCAAACTATCTCAGGATTCCGTTTCTTACGACAAAATTCTGAATGGTGCTGTTATCACAGAAAAGATTCAGAATGGAGCCGTCACTACCGAGAAGGTTGAAGAGAAGGCTGTAACCAATCCGAAGCTGGGTGACCAGTCTGTAGATGGTAGAGTTGTTCGTGAGGCATCCTTGGAATCCAAGCATTTCGCCAACGAATCTGTAACTACAGAAAAGGTAGCAAGGAAGTCTATCACGAACGATAAGATTGCTGACGGAACGTTGAAAAAGGAAAAACTAGACCCTGAGCTTCGTAAGGCGATAGAATCTGCAACTGGTCTTCCTGATGAACTTGTAGAAATGATTCAGGACGTTGATGAGAATCTAGCCAAGCTGAATGATACGGTATATCCAATCATCTTAGGCTTCACCATCACCCCGAATGTAGGTACGATGCAGACAGAGGTTCGCTATTCTGTTTCAAGCGACAACAAGCCCCTTGTACCTGATACTTCCATCATCAGTAAGCAGATTAACGACAATGCCGCAAAGAATATCTCAACCACTCCATCATCAGGTGGAACCCTATCCACCCCAATCGAAGGAGCAAGAGAAATCTTTAAGTTTGCAGTAACCAAGAAAGGCAGAACTGGCAAGAACACATCACAGTCTCGCTACCTCTGCTACTTTGGAGGAAACCCAGCAGCCACCATGACCGCTGAAATCCTCAATACGCTCAGTAGGGTATCAACAACAGGAGTATCATTCAATCCAAAAGTAACAACCAAGGATAATGATTACATCTGGCTAGTAGTACCTAGCTATCTCTCAATCAGCCGTGTAACCAGTGCAGGATTTGACGTAACCCTTGCTGCTTCTCAGACTATCACAAATAATCTAGGCAGTTTCAAGGCATACAGAACTGCCAATCCTCTCACCGCAGCTACATGGAATTTAGTAATATCATAAACGTATAAAGATTATATAATATGAGTATAAATTTAACAGACGAGCTTCTAGCCAAGACCAAGAAGGGTAAGATTGCCTCTGCAAAGCAAGTGTTTCTTGAAGGAGACAAAGAGAACTTGCAGCAGATAGGAGACAAAACCCATCAGTTGGAGGATGCTATCAAAGACATCACCGTCTCAGGTGGAGCATCAACTGCAAATGCTGTCTCTTATAACAACGAGACTAGTGGCATGACTGCAATCACTGCCCAAGGAGCCATTGATGAACTTGCAGCTAAGAACAAAGCGCAGGATGCTACTATTGGTACTAAGGCAGAGAAGTCAGAGGTGGCTACAGAATTTGATAAGAAATTCGACAAGGAGAACATAGCCCAAGAGTTTGGTGATTCAGAGGATAAAGTAGTCTCCCAGTTTGCTCTTCCATTCCGTGAAATAGAGTCTCCAGAGTTTATCAAGGCAATAGTAGATGCAGAAGACCACTTCCTTTTTGGTATTCAGCTTGATGGTTCTATTGAGTGGGGTAAAGGTATTCCTGCACCTATCATAGCCAAGTTGCAGGAAATTATTAACCAGTGCCAGCAGAATAAGACAGATGTTCTTGCGACCATTAATTCTACTAAGGAAGAATTAACAGCATCCTTTCAAGCCTATCAGCAAACTACAGATGCTAGCATAACTGCATTGCAGGAAGGCAAGGTTGACAAGGAGGAAGGTAAGTCTCTTATCGAAGATGAAGTAAAGGAGTGCTTCAAGGTTATTGAGAATGAAGAGTTTATTCATGCTGTTATAGATTCAGAGAATAGACTTCTCTTTGCTATCTACAGAGACTCAGGGAAGCCTTATTTCCCACTCAATGAAATGTATCACGTTGAGCAGAATGAAGAGTTCTTCGCAGTCTGGCTTGATGCAGATAATCATGTTCTTCTTGGTATTAGAAGAGACGGACAAATCATTGGTGAAATCCATGCAGTCAATGCCTTGAAACAAGTTATCTCTCAGCTACAATCAGACCTTGCATCATTGCAGGAGAAGATAGGAACAATAGACACCAACCTCAAAGAACTTCTTGACATCTTCTCTATGCAGGAGAATCCTGAGTATATGGCAATAGAGACAGACGCAGATGGCAGGATTCTTTCTGCAACAAACGCTGATGGCAGTCACTATTCCCATAATATGAAGTCTGAGACCATTGATGCTAAGGTTGATAAAGAAGAAGGTAAATCTCTTATTAATTTTAATGTTGCAGATGCTCATAGTACATTGGAAGACCCAGAGGAAAGGATGGAGATAGTTACAGATGCAGATGGAAAGGTAATGTCATGGCGTGATTCAAGTGGCAAGAAACATGAGAATGATATGGATATTGCAAATCTTGATGTTTCAAATCTCAACCTCAAAGGTAATAGTGTGAATAATATTCAAGATGCACTGAAAGCTAATGGCTTTGATGTAAAGACTCCTATTGATTGGAGCGAGAGTAGTTTTATTCAGATACCAGAGCCACGCTTTGCCATTATCAATGTGTCTAATATTGATTCCATGCCGACTACCAAGACTCAAAATAAGAAAGCATTTTTGGAGTTTTGGGATATGCAGGGAAACTATTTCAAGAAGCATGCCATTCTTAATGCACAAGGTAACTCTTCTTTGGGTTTTATCAAGAAGAATGTTGCTATTGACCTCTGTGATGATGAATGGATTGGTGATGAAACTCCGAAGGTAAGGATTGGTAATTGGGTTTCACAAGACAGTTTCCACATGAAAGCCTACTATACAGATTTCTTCCGTGGAGTTGGAGCTGTGTCCTACAAGCTATATGACCAGATTGTACGTACAAGGGGTAATATGTATGATAGACCTTGGAAGAAGGCTTTGCTTGATATGTCAAAAATAGAAACTACAACTAAGAGCCTTGGTAATCCGTATGTAGGAGATTATGAACTTCTTACAGATACAGGAGCACGTTGTTTCCCTGATGGTTTCCCTGTTGCAGTATATCTTAACGGAGAGTTCTATGGCATCTTCTCATTTCAGTTAAAGAAACATCGAGACAATTATCACATGGATAAATCAACCGCAGAACATGTACATCTTGATGGTACTATAAATTATAACATTCTTTGGAATGGTAATATCGTATGGGGTACAGGTGATAATGGATTTGAGGTGCGAAATCCTAAAAATCTCTATGCAATTGGTGGTAATAAATATGATGCAGATATTAAGCAAGAGGAGATTGCAGGAGAAGATGAAGTGAATACTTGGATAGCAGCAGGGCAACTTCCTGATGGTACTGCCATTTCTTTAAAGATTAAGAAGAACTTGCAAATGACTGCCAAGGTCAAAAAGTATATTCAAGACTTCGCAAATACTATTAATACCATTAAGAATGCTGCATCTACTTATGAATCATCAAGCAAAACAGAGGAGGATTTGAAAGCATTCAAGGCAGTGTTTGAAAAGTATTATGATGCAGAAAATCTTATTGACTATATCATAGTATCAGACCTGATTAAAAACTCTGATGGATTCAGCAAAAACTGGCAATGGTTCACGTATGACGGCATCAAGTGGTGGGTTGGACTTTATGATTGTGACATGTCTTTTGGTGGGCATTTCAAGGGCAACCAGATAACAAATGTACTTAGTAACCATTTGAATACTTCTACTTCCATGCCTAATGGATATATTGCGAAGTATTATACCACTGAACTTAATGCTCGCTACAAGTATCTTGCAGATAAAGGTATTGTATCTGCTGATAACATTTTCTCTCTTCTCCAAGATTGGTGTATGCGTATAGGTACAGACTTCTTCAAGGAGGAATACAAGAAGTGGGCAGACTCTCCATGTATTGCAGATAGTATTGTGCGAAGCGAGTATTGGGAACCTGTTTTTGATGATAATGGAAATTATCAGACGGCAACATCCGAGACATTCAATGCCACACAAGCATACAATGTAGGTGATATTGTATCTTTTGGTATAAATGATTCTATGGGATATTTCAAGTACAAATGTATCAAGGCTACAATAGCATTGTCTGCAAACACTCCACATACTGTTAGTGCTTATTCTCCAATCAGTGAATTTAAACACTGTGATAATATATATAGAGTGCAGAAATGGATAGAGCAGAATACTGCCAACATGGATAAAGTATATAGCTATACAAGAAACAATTAATAATAATCATATAAATATCATAAATTATGAATAAATGTTTAGTAACAAAACTTAATGGAAGTTCTAATAATACAGAGCTGCTGAAATTAGGTGAAATGCGTATGAAAATTTTAAAGGTACAAAACCCTACAGAGCATACGCAAGGCTTTTCACTAGAAGTTAATAAACCTGTAACTTTGGAAATTATAAGTGACGGATATTTCACCGACAAAACACTTACAGAAAATAAAGGTAAGAGAATTACTTTAAATGTTGGAATTAATAGTATTTGGGTAAATGGTAATAATGATGTGGAAATTGCTATATTAGACAAATATAGTTTTACCAAAATACTGAATTATTATCAAGGAGAAGTTTTGTCAGATATATATGGAAATAATATAAAATTAAACATTTCAGATTTAAAATACTCCAATGCTTTAACCTATTTGAGTTTGTCTAACACTCAGACAAGTGGCAATATTGGTGATTTGAAAGCATTGACTGCTTTAACCTATTTGAGTTTGTCTAACACTCAAGTAAGTGGCAATATTGGTGATTTGAAAGCATTGACTGCTTTAACCAATTTGAGTTTGTTTAACACTCAGACAAGTAGCAATATTGGTGATTTGAAAGCATTGACTGCTTTAACCTATTTGAGTTTGTTTAACACTCAGACAAGTGGCAATATTGGTGATTTGAAAGCATTGACTGCTTTAACCTATTTGAGTTTGTCTAACACTCAAGTAAGTGGCAATATTGGTGATTTGAAAGCATTGACTGCTTTAACCAATTTGAGTTTGTCTAACACTCAGGTACCTCTGACTGGAGACATTAGTGAATTAAGTGTTCTATCAAAGTGTACTGAAATGTCCATTAAGTACAGTAAACTGACTGGTGACCTTGCAATTCTTCCTGTTTCTTGCCGATTTGTTTCATTCCAGAATGACAAAGGTTCGGTATTTACATGGAGTACTCGTCCATCTACTGCTAAAATCATTGCAATTGAAGGAAATGTAAGCATTACCAATATTGACAAGATGCTACAAGACCAAGCACAGTGTCAGGTTGGCTTCTCATCAAATGATTCTGAATGGTATAAAAAAATCTCATGTGTTGGTACTCGCACCTCTGCATCAGATGCAGCAGTAGCAACCTTGCAGTCCAAGGGTTACACAGTCTCAATTACTCCAGCATAAGGTATCATAAGTATAACATTAAAGTAAAGAAAGGAAGTAAGATATGAATAAGTTAACAAAGAAGTACAAGGTAGTACATGAGGGAACCAAGATGGTGTTCCCTCTCACAGAGGAAGGTGACAATGCTGAGGTATTCCCAGCAGTTAGTGTCACCGCAGTAGAGTTTGACACATACCAAGAAGCTAAGGCTTACGTAGATGAGCACAACTTGGTGTATGAGGAGCCAAAGTTTGGGGAGTAAACCATATAGATAAAGAAGAAGGGTGAGTCAAAAGATTCACCCTTTTCTTATGCACCAAGCAGAAACAACAACATTAATCATACACCTTGAAGAACTTCTCGCACAAACTCCCCATCATATAACATGGTTCCTCGCTCAGCATATCAATTCCATCCTGCTCACAGATATGCGCTACAACATGAAGAAGCTCATGACCTATTGTATTGATGATGCTGCCATCAGATTCACACTCACCAATGGCAAGCACACTCCTTCTTTCAGCTAGGTTGGAATAGGTAAGTCCCCTATCTCCACTCGATAAAGACAGATGTTTATAGGCTTCCGACAAAGGATTTCCGTTGCAGCCAATATCCGAAAGAGCATGGCATATCTCATCGGCATCAGGTTGCTGATAACCTATGAAACATACTATGCTCCAATCGTACTTCGGGAGTTTAATCACTCTTCTCATCATAACACATCTTCCCAAGGGATAGGCACACCATTATGGCAGCAGTCGGCATAGAATCGGTTGAAGATGAAACCATCCTTCTGGTCGGTATCATCCACCATATCCTTGATAAACTGGGCTAGCTGCTCCTCATCCTTGATGGAAGACTTGTAAAAGTCTGCCCTAGCCATATTCGCCACATACACATGGTCGTAGCCTATCTTGTTCTTCACCTCTATTCCCTGACCAAGCAGCAGGGCATCCACCTTCTCCTTATCCCAAAACGAGATACTTACATCACGCTTGGTGGAAGGGTCATACTTGTACATCTGCTTAACTGCCCACTCGCACATCTTCTTGCTGAAATGATAGCCATTATACCTGAGATAGGCAACCATTGCATCTGGTTTGAGGTCATACATATCCAATGGCATTCTGCATTTTCCCATATTACTGAATATTTAAGGGAGTCTGGTCACGACATTTATGTCACTACCCAAACTCCCAAGTTAAACACTAGCGACCGCCACCATTGTAGCCGCCACCACCTCTTTCACCATAGCGGTTCGGGTAGTTCCAATCATCGTTCACGTTGTTGAATCTACGTCTGTTCTCACGCTCTTCACGTTCCTCACGCTCTCTTCTCCAATCGTCACGATAATCAGGCATACGCTCACCCATACGCTCCTGCTTCATCTTTTTCAGACAAGACATAGCCTTGCTGCCAAAACCAAGCATGGATTCGATGTTGTCATACAAATCATCGAACTTATCTTCTGTAATCTCAATCATTACCATAATCATAAGATATTAAAATGAATAGATAGATAGGAGATTACTTGCTCATGGTCTGCTGGAGCCATCCCATCATCTTGTCAATCTTTCCCTCAATACCTGAAACCTTACCTTCCAGTTTATTGATTTTCTCGGTCTGTTCCTTCTCCTTGGCTATCTGGGGGTTGAGTTGCTGTAGCATTCCCTCACAAGATTCTACTACCCTCTTGTTGTAATCTACGCTCTCCAGTATCGCCTTGGATTGTCTCAGCATGGCATCCACCTCTGCACTCATGGCATCCTTGTTGTCGCTAACAACAAGGTTCTTGTCGTTAGCTATCTGTCCGTTTGCTGGCAGTTGCTTGAAATCCACTTCCTCGTCACCCAGCTTCACCTTCACGTCCACTACGGTCTCCATAGGCTGAGGAGTAAAGCCGTTATTAAAGGTAGGGTATTTCGTCTGAGGATTGCTTACTGAAACCACCTGACCGATTCGCAAGTTCGGGTTTTCACCCTTATCGAGCACATAGAATAAAGAATTAGTTCTTAAACCTTGAAACATAATATAATCTCCTATTATCTATTCTTGTTAAACAATACCCGACATCATCTGTAGGGTGTTAGTATCTCTCTCGTACCAAAACTGATAAACACCAGTTCCCTGCACGTCTGCAACCGTCAATGGTGCGCCATTATACTTGGTCACAGCCTGTGTCGCTCCGTTGGTCTCGAAAAGGATAGGCAGCGTACCAGTCGTTCCAGTCGGAATAGCCTGCATCAGGTTCACGAAAATCGTTCCTCTGTAGCTGGCATTCAGGAAGGCGTGGTTTTTAAAGGTGAACACCACATTGGCGGTATTCACCACCACGCCCGTAGAAGCGATAGCTGCCGAACCATTACGATTCACCCTTGTAAATGGTCTTAACCAAAACATAGCAGCCTCCTTTCCTTATTAACCCCAGAATCCTGCATTGTTTGCAGCATTCAGTCCATACAAACCAGCCTGATAAGCCACGCAGTTGGGAACCGCAGTAAATGGGCTGTAAGGAGTAGTCACGGTCTCAGGCAACTTGCACTTGATGCCAGCCACCTCGTTCTGCAAACCAGCCAATACCTGATTGATAGGAGCCACAGCCTGACCAACAATCTGAGAGGTCATTGCAGAAGACTTGAAGGTGCTATTCTCTTCACGAAGAGCATCAATCTTGTTCTGTAACTCTCTCATTTCAGCTTGCTTCTGACCGTCAACGATGGTCTGAGTACTCTCCTTGATAGCGTTGTGCAAGTCACAAGTCTGTCTCTGAGTCTCGTAAGCTACGTTGGCGAAACCACGCTCCTGACCAGTAGCTACATTGTTGATGGCATTCTGCAAGGTTCCAGTCTGCTGGCAGATAGCCAAGCGGTTCTCGCAGCAGCAGTTGGCAATCTGCTGAGCAATCTGCATATTACCCTGCTGCAAGGCATTGATGGTCTGCATACCGCTCATACCAACCTGATTACCTACACTCTGTACCTGAGAGGTCAAAGCAGAAATGGCACTCTGAATCTGACCTTCGGTGCAGTTCAACTGGGTGGCAAGGTTACTGAGCGCATTGCGATTTCCACCGATGGCATCCATCAGGAGACCACGACCATAGTCATTGTTAATCTCGTTTGCGAGACCTCCACGACCATTATTGCCGAAACCTCCCCAGCCGTTACCTCCCCAACCCATGAGGAAGAAAAGGAAGATTACCCACATGAACCATCCACCTTCGCCACCGAAACCATTGTTACCCTTCATGGCAAGGAGGACATTTGGGTCAACACCCTGCTTCTGGAGCAGAGGCGCAAGAAGACCGAGCATCCCATTGCTAGATGTTGAGCCTTCGTTTCCGAATACATACGTTTTACTTTCCATATTATCCTGAAATCTTTTTTTGTTAAACACTAAATTATGATTCTCACTTTGTAACGTTACGAGCACAAAGATACGAATAATATGAATAGAGATTGATAAACTCGTAAAAGATTGTATAAGTGTGTGACTAGCAAAGTTTTATGGTTACGGAAAAGGTCGTAAATATACAGGAGGGGGCGATTGGGTCTCTCCTATATATATAATGTGTAGCGACTGCTAGAGGTTCAAGCCATATTTTCGTGATAGCTTGCGGAAGAAAGCCTTCTTGTTGGCAAAGTATCGGATGAGCGACTTATTCCACTTCTTTTCATGCCCAAACTGGTCATGGATGCCTTCTGGTATCTTACCATCATGAACATACTTTTCAAAGGAAGATATAGACTTCCCCATTTCGTTGGCACACCAGCCCTTGTTGGCTTGGGTGTCATTCATCATGGCAGTAAGGAGTGCCACCAGTTCCATATCATTCTCTGATAAACCGCAAGGGATAGGCTTGCCTTCCGCTTGGGCTACTGCTGATTCGTGAGCCTTATCAGCGAGAGCACGAAGTCCAGCTTCGATGATGCTGTAATTTACTAATTGCGACATAAGCATATATAATTAAAATGAGTGTAATCAGGAACATATCACAATAGTACATCTGATTTGTGATAACAACAGAGTCGTACATGATATGTATCACATTTACTCCTGCAATATAGAGTATCGGGATGCGCCACTCTACACACAATCTGTGCAATACCTGACCTTTCCAAAGGGAAATCGGGTATAGAATGTAAGTGATGAAGTAGAAGAACCAGACAGGTTCCTCGTTCTCTTCATACCATAGCGTTATCTCCATCTTGTTGTCATAGAACTGAGATACACCATACCATCGCATAAGCATGACGAGTATAGGCGCATACTTAAAATAGAGCAAATCCGTCTTAATCTTGCTACGTTCTGGGAGAAGTTTCGTAATCTCTCCAATTAATTTCTTGACTCGTAGGTCTTCGTCTTTATCTTTTTTCATAAGCCTTCATTTTTAAGTTTATAATGATTGGATAATCTTTTGCTGATGTAATCACCTGAGATTCAGATATTCTTAGATGCTGCAAATATAAAAAGAAATAATGGAAACATAATAATTTAGGATATTTTTAATAGTTAAACTTTATAAATACTTACAGATTAACAGTTTTACACAAGAAATAGAGGTAAAAAGTTTCAGATTGAAAGTAAATATCCCCCGAAAGCCTAACACTTTCAGGGGATAGTCATATATATATTACTTATCAGTCTTCGCCTTCTGGTTAGCCACAACCACCTTGTTAGCCTTCTCCAGCACGGCAAGAATCTTCTTTCTCAGGTCACGAATCTGCTTCATGTCCTCAGCGTTGTAGGCATCCTTACCATCATCCAAGAAACCTTTCTTCAATTCGGAAATCTCCTGCTTATCAAGGGAAATCTCGTCAATGGCATCAATGGCTGTCTTGTTGGTGTTGTAGTAGCCATCGCTCTCATTTGGGGCATTATCTACAATAGCATCATATCTAGTCTTAAATGAGTTTAACTTTTCAAAGAGTTATTTCAGTTTCATATCCTCAAACTCATCCATAGGGGTAGCATGATTATTATAGATGTCCTCAGCATTAAGTTGGTGTGGTCTGTACTCATCACCGCTCTCCTCAGCACGTTCCTTTTTTCTTGCCTCCTTGTAATCTTTTACATCTTTCTCATACAACTTGTAAGTCTTGTATTCCTCAGAGCCATAGAAACGTTCAAGCTGGGAATAATCTCCATCAATCTTAGCTTGTTTCTTCAACTTGCTAATTGTGTTGGAAGCACGGTCGTAGTATTCCTTCTTATCCCAGAACTCATCTCCCTGCTTTTTGCTGACTGGTCTATCATCAGGGTTGCTGACAAACTTGCTTACCAATGGAATATCAGCCACCTTGATTTCCTTCCGGTCATTGAGTGACTTGGTAAGCAAACCGAGCACCTGACTGCCCATGGTGTAAGCACCACCGAGGTAAGAAGACAATACATGGTCAACCACGGCAGGGTTATTCAGATTGTACCTTGGGTCACCGAAAGCATCAATGCTATTCTGCTGCACATCAGGATAGTCGTTTCCGATTGAGTTAACCATCTTGGATGCACGTACCAACCAATCAGGAGTGCCCACGTATGCCTTGGTAAAGTTCGGGTCATACTTGTTATACTCTGTCTCCTTGAATAATGGCTTGCCAGTGAAGTCAACATTGAAAGCCAACTCAAAAACTGGGCGAATAGCATTCGGCATCAGACTGACCGCAATATTGCCATCATAGCCAGTAGGGTCGAGCGGAAGCATATCCACCACCTGACCGAGCAAGTCTTCTGCATACTGGCTCCAACTTTCCTCAGCCAACTCTCCACCCATCATCTTGGATGCAATCATATCGCCTACTCCATAGAAGGCACGGAACTCCTGAGCAAGCGGAATCTTCACATACTCATGAGTAAACGGAACCCACATAATCAGGTTGTTTCGTCTATCCCACTTGGTGAACTGCCAGTACTTATCCTTATCATCATCACCGCCCAACAGACTCATCAGGGCAGCGTTGACGATAGGAACCAGCACACCACTCGCCAACCACGATGCAGTAACAGCCGTGAACTTGAACGGATGATGTTTGGCAAGCGCACCCAATGTCTGTAAACTCTGTACTGCTGGGTTGATGAAGAGATAGAGGTTTCTAATCATCTGCCAGCCATATTCGCCAGTACCCTTGCGGTTGAAGTTCAATGTTACGTCCTTGGCATCATTCACAGCCTCATCAATAGAACGTCCATACTGAATAGAGGTCATGTAAACCGCAAATCGGTTACTATCCTCAATCATTCTGTTCAGGAACTCGATACTATCCATGATGGTGTGCCCTACCTTTACTGGGTTCGCCTTCCATCTATCCAAATCCTTCAAGTCATTCTTGAATTTCTTCTTCAAGTCTTCCACATCAAGCGAAGAGACAAAGCCAGTTTCGCCACCATTCATCATGAAGTCATAGAACATCTGTTCCTTTGGAGTAGCGTTTCCGTTGTTTACCTTATCTCTCAACTTGCCGTTCTGATAGTCTCTCAGCATGAAACCGAGATTCCAAGAGGTAGCAAGATTCTTTCTTAGCAGATAGTTGTATCTGCCATCCTCACGAATAGCGGTAGATGCCAGCGTCATGGTCAGGTCTCGGAAGTAGTTGGAAGGAATGAAGAGAGGTGAAAGACTGGTATAGGCAGCAGCCATCTTTCTGCCCAACCAAGCAGCAGCCCTATCCAGTTTGCCGCTCTGAATCTCTCTCACTCGGTGTGCTCTAGTATTGTTCATCGCCTGAGCCAACTGCGGGTCACCATTCACATAGATAACATACTCCTCGCCATCCTTCATCACTCTTACCTCATGTTCTCTCTCCTCGCTATGAGTCTGAGGATAGGCTATGTTCAAGCCTTCTCGCTGCTGGGTAGCATCGCCAGTCTGAGCCATATTCTCCATCTTCTGCTCGAAAGCATCAATGGTAGCCTTCACCTGATTGCTATTCATCTGAGAAGTAATCTGAGGTGTAGCAGGAATCCACTCCTCGTTGCCGTTGGCATCCGTACTCTTCACGTACCAAGCCTTGCTCAGGGTGAGAAGAGAGGTTGGATGATTCTGAGCCAAGAGCATCAGGTGTTGCTTCACCCAGTTCTTGTTGTTCAGCAGGATTCCACTCTCTGCCATATTCTCGATGTAAGCGATAGGGTCATCAGCTATAGAGGTACGTCCGTGTGCGGTCTTCAATGTCTGATTGAACGCACCCTTGCCACCACCTACATAGTCCCATACTTGGTCGGCAGTAGTGCCATCCCATCCACGGAGAGGAATATAATGGCTATACATATCACGCACATACAGATAAGTATCTTTGCTCATCATGCCAGCCTTATAGCCATCACGGAGAATCTTCTTTGTAGCCGCATTCGTAGCATTCCAGAGGTCTTGCACCTCAGCTACATGACTACTCTCAATATCCCTTACCAGTTTGTGGGCAGCTTCCTCAAAGTCTGAGCCACCGAAGAGAGCCGATAAGCCTGAGTAATCGTAGGCGATACCATTCTCATCATAGCGATAGTCCATATAGGAAGGAGAGTATTTCGTTCTAAGTGCGTTATCTCTCTGTCTCCAAGTATTGAAATCCACTCTGCCAAACTCCAAATCGCTATCATTGGTAATACGGTTCATATCGCCCTTGTAAGCCCTGTATGCCGCACTTCTCTGAGCCACGTCCTCAAAGTCTGCATCCAGTGACTTCTTGAAAGCCATCTGAGCATCACGCTCCAAGCCATGCTTAGCCATCATGTAGATACGGACATTATCATAGCTGTCACCCAGTATCTTCTTCATCTGATGATAAGCCTTTCTCAATGGCTGCAAGAACTCATTGTTGTACTCCTCAAACTCGTTCTTTCCTTTGCCGTGACTTCTGTTCTCGGCAGTATAGGCATCCTCAGCCATATTCAGGCGGTCAACACCCACTTCCTTCATGATAGCTTCCTGAGCCTTGCGGATAGCCAGCATACTATCTTGGAAGGCGATACGTTTGAGTACAGAACCACGCTGCAACTCTCGGTTAAACTCTCCAAGGGCAGTATCATCACTCAAAAGATGCTGCTCGTAGGTTGGAGCAGTCTTCCACAGAGCCATCTGTTTGCGATACTCGTCCACTCTCTTCAGGAAGTCAACGGCACTCTCACCAGCGTTGCGTTGTGGGATGGTTGGTCGCTGTGCATCCTTTGGCAGGTTGTTATCCTTCTTCCACTGGTTCAGGTCATGCTCAAACTGGTCATAGCGCAAGGAGAATCTGGTATTACCCACGATATTGGCATTGTTCTCATCGAATATCACGTAGTTGTAATCATCTTTCTTTGCACCTCCAAAGATGGTTCCAGCAGGGTATTTAATACCAACAAAGCCAGCATCACTTAACAACTTACTAGCTGCTTCTTTAGAACCAAGCATAGAGGAAAGTTCATCGTATAGGTCTTGACCTCTTACCTTACCATCAACACGACTTGGATAAATGGCCTCAATAGGTTCCTTGCCAATTCTAACCAACTCCTTATTTACCTTGTTCAAATGAGATTTTTTCAATTTATTCTCCCAGTCAAGATAATCTCCATTATCATCAGGAATATCCACATCGTAAAGATAAGCAATATCATCAGGAACAGCTATTTCCTCATTCTTCTTTGCAAGAATATCGCTAAGTTCCTTCAAATTATCATCATCAGGGAACATTTCTAGAGCAGAAGAAAGGTCTTTTCTCATAGCATCCAATCCCTTATCTACATCTTTATATTTATAGATATAGTGTCTTACCATATCTTTGTTGCTGTCAGACAAATCTGTCACAAATTCAAAGCCGCCATTATTTTTTCTCATTTTGGCACGTCTTGTGTAGTCCTCAGCAATTTCCTTAGAGTTAGTAACATAACCACCCCAACCAAATGCTTGCGAACCTTCGCCTTCACCCATGTGGCTGAAATCGAACTTATCAAAGCTAGAACCAGTACCATGATAGGTACGGATGCTAAACTTAGGGTCAGAGCCAGTAAGCAGAGGAGCAATCACATGCTCGGTCAACTGGGTAGGGATTCCGTTGCCGATGATGGTATGGCTCAGGTTCTCAGAGAATGGCATCTTGTAATCATCGCTCACTCCTGATACTCTAGCGAGCACTCTGCCCATGGCACGATATACCTTACCATCAGGCATCACAATTACATCACCGCTCTTGGTTCGGAGTGTTGGCAGCAGTTCGTCAGCGAAGGCATGAGGAATCTTTCCGTCAGCATAGGCACTACCCATCACATATAATGGCTTGTCAATGTTTCTCCAGTCAATGCCATCAGCCTTCAAGCGAATATCCATCCAAGGAGCCACGCCATTCTTCTTCTCGGTCAGGGTCGGGATAATATCAGCCACAGCTTCATACCATCCACTCTTGCGTGCCATCTTCTTTGGCTTGGCAGGAAGTTTACCATCACGAACCGCACGAACAATCAATCTCTCTCGGTTGGAGTAGCCGCCATAGTCAGCAGCATTATACACATCTGCATCCCAATTATATCCGTTGGCATCCAGAGAAACCGTGATAATCTTCATCGCATCCGAATCCTTATATCCCTTCACATTTTCAATGGTCACCACCTTTGGCTTAACGGCATTGATAAACTCGGCAGTACTTGCAGCAGTCTCCTTGTCAAGTTCTACCTCAGCGTGATTACTCTTCGCCTGAGAGTAGTTCTTGCAGACTGGGCTGGCATGGAAGTACTCTACCTCGCCATCTATCTGCTTCACCAACTCCTTAGGGTCAACATCACGAACATCAGCAGTAACGATGTGCTGCCCGAAGTTATTGCGATAAACACCGCTTATCTTCTCGTCATACTCAACTGCCACCACTGGGTCGATGATACCCTTCAAGCCCTCTTCAACCAGTCCTCCACCACTAAAGTATGTTCCAGCCTTAATTAGAGTGCCATCCTTTAGAGAGAACTTAGATTCCTCGCCAGCAATCTCTGCCTTGCGGTTCTCGCCCAGAGCCTGAGCAATATGAATCATCTTCTTGTTTGCCATCTGCCAGCCGCTAGGCATATCCTCGATGGCTGACTTGATAGCATCATCCACCTCATCAGGAGTATTCAGACCCTTCAAGTCCTCAGCCATATCAGCCGCCCCACTCTCCTTTCCGTCAGCCATATCACGGAGAGAGAAGGACACATCGCCCACGCCCAAGAAAATCTGGTCTTTACGAGCCACGTCCTCAGTAGATTCAGCGAGAGATTTTCTTCTCTCCTCAGGAGTCATGTTCATTCTTTCCTGCACATTTCTTGCCTCCACTTCGCCAGCAAGCGACTTGTAGCTATCAAAATCATCATTCTTCATGTAGGCATTGTAAAGACCTCTGTTCTTCTCTATGAGAGCCTTCGCCTCATCTTCCTTTCCTTCTGCTCGTAGCTGCTTAATCTGTTTGGTGACCTCATCAAACCTCTTCTTGACTTCACCTCTAATAGTTGTAGGACTACCTCCAGTGGCAAATCCCTCAATACCTTGAATAGCGTGCTGAATCTCGTGATTCAATATATCATTCATATATTTCAACTCATCAGCATGAATGGTAATGGTGTTGGTCTTTGAATTATATTCACCATTTGAAGACATATCGTTCATAATGGCATCCGTATCAATACGCACATCTTTCAACTGAGGATAAGCCTTAAATAATTCAGGTGCATCAATCGCATTAGATAGTTTGCCTCCATTCCAGAGCATATCATCCTCGTAACGCTTAACGATGTGCCCACCGCCTACGTCCATCGTGTCCTTTATCTTGGCATCAGGCATTTCGTATCTCCACTTGCCATCAGCACCACGCTCCCAGCCAGTAGCCATCTTGATTGCCTTGGCATCCTTCTTCTCCTCTTCCATCTTGCGAGCCACGGAGAGATTATCCATACGGAAGGTACGCTCCTCTGCCTTGTCAGCAGCAGCCGCACCACGCTCGCCAGCGAGAGAGAAACGGATATTGTCGCTACTATTGATAGCTTCATTGAAGGCACGACTGCGGTCACCTTCCTTATTCGGGTCGTAGTCATACATTGGTAAGCCAGCATTCTCTATGCCCTTGCGTACATCTTCGCCCAAGTTATCAGGAACCACGGCAGCAGCAAACTCGTTTAGACGGAGAGGTCTGTTGTACTTAGTCTCAAAGTACGCACTCTTCAACTCTGTCTGTACTGCATTCTTCAAGGCATCCAGTTTCTTCATGAAGGTAGGAGTAAGGATAATGCCATATTCTTTCTTGGCATACTTCTTAGGGTCAGACTGCAATACAATATCGTGAAGTCTCTGCTCGCCATAGAACACATCATTATACAAGAACTTGGCAAGGTCATAATAAACCTCACTCCATTTCTCGTAAAATTCTTCCTTATCCTTATTAGAAGACAACTTATCCTTGTTGGCACGCATTTCGTCTGTAGAATCAACACGACTAGCCAACTTTGCGATAAAGCTACCAAACGAGGTATATTCGCTTCCATTGGTCTGCCCATCTGCTTCTTCCCTCATAACCTTTGAAACATTTTCAAGAGTTTCAGGCACATACTTTCGGGAACCATCCTTAGTATAGCCACGGAAGATACGGTTCTTCGTTCCGAACTCATCCAGTTTGTTCTCCTGCCATCTGATGTAATCATCATAAAGACCATTCTTGTTGACGTAATTACTAGCCTTCACCTTAGACAGATAGAAGTCATACTTCTTGGTGTCATTATGCTCCTTCACAATATCCTCAACAACCTTCTTCACATCTTTTTTTCTTGGACTGCCGTCCTTGTTAAGCAAGGTTGATTTATAGTCTCGCTCAAAGATTTCCTTAGTCTGTTGTCTTACTATTGGACTTATAGGGCTTTTCTTAACACCAGTCTCTTCATATATCTTTCTTCTAACCTCCAAACTAATTTTGTCCATTGTAGGTCGAATGATAGCATACTTAGCTAGACTTGTAACCTTTTCATTCAGTTCAGGGTCAGTCTTCATACTATTCAGAATATCCTCAGCAGTAGGATGGTCTCTGATAATCTCTTTCCAGCGATAATCATTAATATTAGAATCATACTCCTTAATATCAATACCCTTTTCCTTCAAGTACATCAACTCCCAAGCAGGAGCATTATTGTCACTTAGGGCATCCTTTGCCTGTCTCTCAATCTCAGCCTTAGCACCACTTGGGTAATCAAGGCTATCAACCCAGTCTTCAAACTTCCGATACCCCTTTTCACTCATTTCTCGCTCTACGGAAGGATAACGCTGTGTGTAGGCATCGGTTATCCATGTACCACCAGTCTTGCCAGTACGCTTATCCAAAAGGGCAGAAGGAGCGATGAAAGAAATCTCTCCAAAATTGTCGTGACCAGTCTTGTTGGTATCAATCACAGCCAAAGAAGGATTGGCAAAGCCACCAAGTTTCAAAGCCTTTCTCAGCTTCTCCTCAGTAATGTTATGCACTCCTGCAAGAGTTTTTTCATCCTTCAATGAAAACTTTTCGCCATTTTTCTTGGTAGTTTCAAAACCTTTTATTATCTTTGCAACCGTAATAGAGTTGTTGGAATTGCGGGGAGAGGTCATAGCTACGTCTCCACTTTGACCGTCCAGCAGCTCTATTTTTGTTGCTTCATAGCTATATAGCTTTGTTTTTTCGTGTGTTCTTACATTCTCTTTCAATGTAATCTTTACACCATAGACCTTATCGCCTATATTCACCGCACCATAACAACGATGTATCATAACATCAGGATTGACACCAAAATCCTCACTACGTTCATTTCCTACCTTGTTACGGTCAACATGCTGAATAGCATCTACACTCTCACGAAGTATAGAAGGCAAGACCTTCAAAACGCTCATGTGTACATCTTTGTTTGCACTCTTCTTAACTGCCTTTTCAGACAAATACTTACCAACAGCAGTATTACTGATATTAATCTCACCCTTGCCACCAGTTTCTTCATCATTGTAAGTTCTAACAATATTCTTCTTAGCCCATTCTCTTGCCTCAGCATAGTTCTTAAATCCATGTTCCTCATCAGCATCCACAATATTTACTGGAGTATTTGCTATCTCAGGAGTCAAGCCATCTTTCTTCAACGAGAACTTAGTATGACTAGTAATCTGGGCATTGTTCTCATCAAAGACAACATAGTTCACCTTTCCTTCCTTGTTGCCGCCAGTATTACGCTGGGCGATAACCTTCACACCAACAAAGCCAGCCTTGGAGAGAGCCATTGATGTTTTCTTGGAAGCATATTTACTATCTATAGCATAATATGCGTCTTTGCCAGTCAATGGGTTATTCTCTTTCTTGCGATTCTCCAACATTCCATCAGCCCACTCCTCATAATAAGCCCTATCAGACTCAGGTACAGCAGAGAGTAAAGCCTTTTTCCACATATCAATCTGCTTGGCATTCAAAGGCTCATCCCATCCAAGATAGTTGTCACCAGTATCATCAGGAATATCAACAGAGTAGAGGTTGCGTGGTTTCTCCATGGAATCCAACTTCTTCTGCAAAGCGTCAACCTTAGTTTTTACATCTTTGATGTCACTTTCCTTAGTTTTTATACTCTGCTTATATCTTTTAACCTGTTCGCTATAATACTCAACATCAGATTCATACATATCAACACCTAAACCTGTGCCACTTTCCTTTGCCTTTGAAAGTTCTTCCTTAGCCTCATCAAGTCTTGATTGGTACAAATCTACATAGGATTTTGCATCTTTCAACTCATCCTCCAATAAATCAAGACCAGACTTGGTATCTACCAAATCCTGTGCGACAGTATCATAGTCCTCATTAATCTTGAAGTCAGAAGGATTCAAATCTTTCAAAACTTTCAACTCATCTTGAACTTGTTTGGCTCTCATCTTCGCAAATGGGGTGTCTCCAACGGATGCAAGTTTCTTCTCATTAGCATCTATCATCTTTGATATAGCCTCTTTTGCGGAAATATTAAACTTATCCATATCAAGGGCAACTTGATAGATAATTGATGGAGTTTTATACGTCATAGGCTTACCTTGATACATCAGTCTTGAAGGCGCATTCTTTTTTGCATTCGCCTTGGCATAAGCCTTGGCAATACCTTCCACTTCGCTTACATAAGTTCCCCAGCCGTAAGCCTGAGCACCTTCACCGCTACCCATAAAGGAGTGGTCGAAGTGGTCAAATGATGCTTGGGAGCCATGATAGGTCTTGATGGAGAACTTAGGAGCATCAGCTATTTCCTGATTGATGCTGTTCACAACATCATCAGTAACAATATCACCCTCCTGAATCTGCTGAGGTTCACGACCAGCGTTCTTCACAAGTTCCGCTTGCTCTGCTCTGGTCAAGATACGGTTCACCTTCATTGCACCAGTAATCACCCAAGGGTCAGTCTCAGGGTTCGGGTTGGTACGATACATATAATATCCATCAGTAGGCAGATGTTTCAAGCCAGCCAATGAATGCTGATACTTGCCCGATGGATTGATACCCTCTTGGCGAGCTTCCTCCTGATAATCTACATCGGCAGCATACTCCACCTCAGCGAAGACGAAGTTCTTAGGGAAGAGAGTCTTGTTGCCCTCAGCATCCTTGCGGTTAAACTGGATAGCATAAGGCACGACACCAAGATGCCAGCCTGGTCTATAGGCTAGCTTACCGCTACCGCCTTGTGTTCCCTTGCCGCCCTGTTTAACCTGAGGTCTGCCAGTCTTGCTTTCTCCTGCAATAGGAGCCGCATCAGCATCGAGCCACACACCCACTGGAGTAGCAGCACCATCAGGGTTCGCTACCATTGGTGGATAGAGTTTGCCATCCTTTAGCACGAACACCTTGTAGCCGATACCCTTCTTCTTAGGCTCAGGCTTTTGACGGAGAGAGAAGGAAACATCTTCGCCAGTCTCAGTGTTCGTCACCTGACCATTGGCAGTTTCAACATAAGCCTTTTCAACGATACGTTCCAAGGCATCAACAGACTTGTAAAAGTCTCCATATAACAGACCCTTTATCTTCTGTATAGCATGAATAATCGTAGCCAATACAGGATGATTAAGACGAAGAGAGAACTTCTTTGCCAAGTCGTAGTCGTTAATAAACTTTCCTATGTTATCAGCAACAACCTCCTCAACAAAATCATCTACATTGTTATATCCTTTATAACCATGATAGCTTTGATAAACCTTTGCTAAGTCTTCCTCAAACTCCTTCTTAGTTGTTACTGCCAAAGCAACCTTAACAAGTTCTTTGTATGCCTCAGGATTCTTTTGCTTGATGGCATGAGTCATTTCGTGACCAAAGACACACTGGATAGCATTCTTTGCGTCTAGAGCAAGATACATAGTTCCATTTTCTACCCAACCATTTAAATTTGCGCCCATATAGAGGAATTGAACCTTCAATCCCATCTTCTTACATAATTCCTTAATAGCCTTGTGTACGTGTTCAGGCATATCAATATCCAAGATGTCCTTATCATCCACCTTGTTGTCATTGATAAGTCTCTGTCTGTCTTCATTGTCGTTTATATCATACATCTCTCCACTATTTTTTCCTTCGACTTTAAACGGAACTTTATCTTTGCTTAGTTGCTTGCCCAGCGGTTTATCATCCGTTGCATCCTCAGGAACCTCAATAGTATCACTACCCTCCCTTAACTTATCAGGGAACTTTGTCTGCTCAGGAGAATTTATATTCTCATTTATATTGTCATTTATCTTCTCATTCTCCTCATCATTATACTCATCAGAGTTATATCTTTCACCTTCCTCAATTCGAGATTTGATGATGCCAGCCACCTTTTCCACATTATCCATGGTAATTTGTGGCAGCACCGAGGCAGGATTTACACCATCATATTGTGATACGTTTCTGTAGTTATTATCCAATGGTTTCAATCGGCTACTCCATTCACTACCCTTGTCAGCATAAATCCATCCATGACCATTATCCTTGAAGTCAACATGAACACCTTCAAGACCAGCATCAGCTATAGCAGAATCTAATGCACTCTCAATAGCATTGATGGCATCAGTCAAAGGTTTGATGAATGCTCGGTTCTCACTATATGTTTCATCCTTCTTCTTAGCCATTTTAGCCTGAGCCAACTGACTAGAGAGATAGCCGTGACCAAGTGTGCTTGCAAGCAGGGCATCAGTCAATTCCTTCTGAGCATTAGCAATAGCTTTCTTATCACCGCTCTTCACCGCTGCCTTCAAAGCATCTGAATAAGGTGCAATCTGTTTTATTGTTTGTTGCAGAGATTCATTATAAGCCTTAGCTTTCTTGCTCTCTTCTACACCTTCTCTTCGCTCATACTCGTCTGCGGTCAAATACTCAAAATCTTCGTCTATATTCAGCAAAGCATCAGATACCTCTTTAAATTCTTCGTCAGAAAGAGTCTTCAGAAGTTCATCTATTTCACGATTAATCTTATCATATTCTTTCACGTTATCAGGATTGTCTAAGATTTCCTCTTGCTTTTTAGCTAAGTCAACAATCTTATTGAAAGCTTCGCTATGAGTTTTCTCCTCAGCCTTCTTCTCTTCCTCCTGCTTAGCCTTCTCTTCTTCCTGCATAGCCTTCTGCTCCTCAGCGTATGCAGCGTTTTCAGCTGCCTTCTTCTGCTCTTCAAGAATATTCTCAGCCTGAGCGATACGAAGATTCTCAATGTAGTTTCTAGTTTCCGAAGCCTTGAAACCGCTAGTGAGCACATCAATAAGAGCATTACGAATTTCCTGCGTGTCAAGAGATTCAAGGTTAGATGGACGATTCTCCCACAGACTATGTACAAGGTTGTCTATGGTAGTTCCCTTGCCGTCAGCAGCGAGCAACTGAGTCTTAGCAAAGTCTTCTCTGCTCAATCCAGTTTCTTGCTTAACACCCTTGCTTGTCTCTGTACCCTCATAGTTGAGAGAGTGAGCACCGAGGTTGCTAGCCACATACTCCTCAGCAGTAAGCGGAATCGTATCTGTCACATCAATACCAGTACCATCATACAGACGATGCAGCAGAGTGCCGATAGTCTCCTTATAGATTTGAGCCACAGCCTCAGCATCATTCTTCACCGCACTCTTCAAGCGAGCAAACTTTCTTCTTGCCTTCTCAATGAGATTCTTTCTACCTTCAGGAGTATCTTCTAACTTGGCAATTTGTCTTTCCTTCAACGCATCACGGATAGAGATAGCAGAGTCATAATGGGCTTGGGCATCAGCAATAGCAGCTTCCTTCTCCTTCTTGCTTGCAACCAACTCAGAAGGCTTAGTTCCAGTCAACTTCTTATTCATTGCTTGCTCCAATACTTTCTTAGCCTTCTTGATTTCTCCATCCAGCCAACCATCAGCATCATCACCGAGGTTTGTATCATACCATTCAGCAGCATGAGCAGCATCAGTCTGGCTAAGGTCAACCTCTCCATTCACATCAACTGGGATAGGAGTACCATCCTCAAATGTTAAACTTTCATTATTTTCATTGCCGTTTGAAGAATTATTAATATCTTTGCCATCGGAATCGTTGAGCGCAGCAGCAGACTCTGACTCAGTAACACCATGAGAGGTTGACGTGGGATTGGTGACGATTCCTTTTTCTTCTTGACTTCTGTTAAAGTCAACAGCAGTCACAATCCAGTTCTTTTTCTCGCCATCGAAACTCTTCCTGATACCTACACCTACACCATCCAGCATCAGTGTGTAGCGATTATCATTATTTTGGAAGATACGACCACTATTAATAACATTTTCTATTATTGCTATGGCATCATCTGGAGTCTCAAAGTCTTTCCCTTCTCCTACATGCTTGCCAAGAATATGAGCTAAGCCCATTTTCTCATTACCCCATACAAGGTCAATATCTCCAACATCATCACGATGGAAGACACCAAGCAAATCTCCACTCTTATGGTGCATCAGGAAGTTGAATGCCTCCTTTACTTTGCCCTTAAACTGATTGTAGATATTACCAAACGCACCAGTTCCTATTGGTTCAGCATCCTCTATTGTCGGAGTCTCCACCTCTATCTCACCTCTATTCTCTCCACTATTCTCCTCTATCATTGAGGAACCTAACACCGCTTGCTTGTATTCATCAAGCGACATAGGTGGTGTAGTTCTCACATCTTTCTTATTAACTGCATGAGGAACGATTGTGCCATCACTCTTCAACTCTACCACCTTAGCCTTAGCACCAGAATCACGTATCAAGAACAACTTAGAGTTTGGATATTTTGTATTACCATCCTTACCAATAACATCAACAATGACAACATTTCCATTGTCATTAAGAATCTGATTGAAGTCCAATGATGGTTGAGTTTCCTCAGTCTGTGCTTGTTTCTGCTGCTCAGCACGTTCCTTCTCCATCTGCTCACGCTGAGCCTTAGCAGCTTCCAATCTCTTCTTGTCTTCCAAGTCTTTCATCTGCTGCAAATCGGCAAGCGAATATGGATTCTCTACCACATTACCATCAATAGAAATAGCAGCAGTACCATCACCATAATCAGCAAGCACCTCATAAGTATGTTCAGTTCCGTCAGCATCAGTCACTAAGAACTGGGAGCCAACATCAACGGTTCCATCTATGATACCTGCAACTTCCTTGATAGCAATCTCTTTTGCGTCAGCTACCGCCTGAGCCTTCACATCATCAGCAGGAAGTTCTTCGCCCAGTTCAGCGAACATCAACGCATCAGCATGTTCTACACTATTCGTCGTAGGGTCATAATAGAGAATCATATCATCGCTATTGCTTACATCAATAGAGCCATCATCATGAGTAGCGATATTACCATTAATAATATACACACCATAATCTTCCAAGCCACCAGTAGCTTTGACGGTAGCGTTTCGTATTGTATTACGAGACTTGTCTGTGTACATATCAACCGCTTGGGCAGCTTTCTGAGCAGCCAAGTCTATCTGGTCTTGTGCGTTATCAATCACACCTTGGTATCTAATATTAGACAACTGATAATCATAGATAGCCCTATCAATATTATCATCACGACCAGATAGTCCATCAAGTTCCTCATCACTCATGGATGCCAACTGCTGCTCTGAGATACCGAGAAGCTGGGCAAGAGACTTCTGTTTATCTTCTTGGTCTAACTGAATCTCATGAGTGTCATATCCGTAAGCATCACGACCCTGCTGGTATGCCTGATTCTTCTCCATGTTCTTCACGGAGACACCTTCGCCCTTATCTTCAATAGCCTTCTTTGCTGCAAGCACATTACCAATGTCATAACCACGCATGATGAGCAAGTTCTGAATATACTCACGCACAGGCTGTCTGTTCTTACCAAGAGCAACATCACGATTGATTTTGTTTATCATTTCAGGCATATCATCATTTGTCGTAGCATCAATCTGATTACGGAGTTCTTCCCACTTCTCCTTACCAAGCAACTGAGACAGATTCACATCAGCCTTATCTAACTTATGCTTATAAGAATAATACTGCTTTGCATTATAAGCATGGAAAGGAGCAGCAACACCCTTCATCAATCCGATAGACAAGAGCATACCGCCCCATATCTGTGACTGCTGCTTCTCATCCCACAAGTCTGATATTTTGTTATCGCCAGTAAAGACCGTGTTGGCTATGATACCCAGCTCTTCCTCCAGAGACTCACCGACAATACTATTAACTTCAACCTTACCAAGCGTTCTGTCAGCACCATCCTTCAAGTATCTTACATTCTTTGATACTTTGTTGTTAAGCAGGAAGTCTATCACCTTGGAAACATTCTCCATATTATACTTTTTGATAATCTTCTTGCCACCTTTGGTAACGAAGTTCTTCAAGGCAGTACCTACAGCATCAATACCACCGCCAGCCAACTCAGTAGCAAACTCTATTGTCTGAGCCGCCTCACCCTTTACAAGTGCAGTAAGGAAGTCTTCACCGCCTTCATGCACAAGTTTGCCATCACTATCAAATGTGCCGAACTTATAATTACCCTGCTCATCCTGATATACATGACCAGTATATCGGTTAATCACATCATTTGCCACATTTCCTAGACCAACAGTGTTAGCTTGGGCAGCACCCACGATTCCATACTGGACAGCCTTGCCGAAAGCTTTTGTTGTAAGACCAGTGAACTTACCTATGTTCTTAGCCAAATCTGCACTAACATATCCAGCCGCCTTTTTCATTGTTCCCAATGCAACTTTAGACGCTGCACCCTGCACTACCTTACCGATTGAAGTGCTCATACCCTTGGAGAATCCTGCACTACCTATCTGAATCATAAAAGGAGCCATATTAGTGGTGATAACACCACCAGTGTACATCCATCCCTGATTATCACCATACTGACTCTGTGCATCGCTATTCTTTACTGCTTGCTGCATAAGCATGTCACCAGCTTCTGTATGCACACCATTATCCAAATCCTGCTTAGTTGCAAGCAAGGAACCAGCATTGATAAGGTCAGATGCGCCACCTGTCAGGAAACCTGTATCTTTGGCAGCGTCATACATTCCTCTCCAGAAGGAATGGTTATCAAAGATTGCACCATTTCTAGAATCCTGCTCCAACTGCAAGAGTTCTCTTCTCTTTCGATTGTAATCTCCAGCAGCAAGAATTTGTCGGGCTTCCGTATTCTCTAAGATACCATTGTTGGTAGTAACACTATGAGGAGTTCCAGCGATACCACCACCTCTTGTCATGTTACCCCATACACTACCTACCTCATCAGTAGAACCGATGAAGGATTTGAACATTTCGCTAATCTTGGCAGCATCCTTGTCGGCATCATCCATCTGGTCGTGCAGTTCATTCTCCCAGTTCTTTGTTATCTCCTGAGCGTACTCTCTATCAAGGTCTTCAACAGTCTTGGCAGGAGTAATTGCAAACTCCTCGCCAGTTGGTTTACCTTTCTGATTTACTACCTTTGCGGTTACTGGCTTACGGGCATTGTTGGTCGCTCTTACTGCCTGACCAACAGCCTTGCGAGTAAATTCAGATGCTCTGCTCTTATTTGGGTCAACAGAGTTTAGCATCTGCTGGTGATACTTATTGACTATTGGAGTACCACCAAGTCTTAGCTTTCGTCTAAAATCCTCGTAAGTAGGACTATCTATAATGCCGTCTGCCCTGAGACCATCATAAATATCCTTTCTTATCTTGTACCCCTTATTACCCGGAGTCAAGAATACTTTTCGGAACTTATCTCTATCACTAGCAGCACCTTTCGTCTGCATTATTTCAAATAACTTATCTACATTATCTGGCATAATATTATTCTTTAAAATCCGTACTTTTTGGCTAATTGCTTAGCTCGACTATTGTTACTCGTAGAACCCTTCTGTGCTCTATATGCCTCTACTATTGTCTGTGCATTTTGAGGAACACCAGCACGTTTCAAACTCCTAGTAACCACTCTTACTCCATTAGGGTCTTGAGCAGTTAAACCAGCGAGAGTTTTATTATAATTTTCTTTAGAAGAACCACCTTTATTTTTTCCTGCCTTTTGTGCTCTAGTCACATTAGCGTCGGCATTCTTCTTACTAGTACTTTCCTGCTCTTTATGATGTCGAACAGTTTCTTTGTTCGCAAACTCCTGATTACGCAACTTACCATTATTGTATTCATCTTGCTGTGCAATTCTCATTTGGTCTAACATGACTTTTGCACTATTGACTCTATCCAAGTTGTCGTGATACCTCATCTGCTCAGCGAGAGTCAGGTTATTCTTCCGAGCTTCCTCATCAAGAGCGAGTGCCCTCTGATACCCAGCCAGCCATGATGCCCGATTCTTCTCTCTCTGAGCATCCATATATGCCTTACGTTTATTCACCGCCTTAGTCATATCCGACTCAGGATTGTGTACCACCTTTGCACCCTTGGTAGCAAAGTAGATATTGGATAGCGCACGGAGACCATCACCCAGAGCAGCGATACGAGCCTTGGTACGCTCCTTCTTCTCTCGGTTCGCCCTCTGCTCAGCAGTCTCCTGCTGCTCAGGATTCAGTATCTTATACATGTCGGCATAAGACAACTGCTTGGGCTGTTCTGCTGGCTCCTCCTTCTTCACGATAGGCACGGATGGTTTATCTTCCTCATCACTAGGCACTCCCTGATTCACATCTACCCCATTGGCGATGGCTTGCTGAGTAGCAATAGTCTTAGCCCTAGCCGCCTTCATAGCATCATCGGTAGGAGTAGCAGCATTCGTCTTGTCAACCTTCTTGCCAGCCGCATCAAGTTGCTGCTGGGTGAAGACTGGAGCCTGAGTCTGTGCCACCTTGTTGGCAGCATCCACCCCACTCTGCTGCTTGTTGAGAACACTTTGTGTAGTCTTCAAGCCATTGTTGTGTCGTAACATATCTGATGCTTTCATAGGCTATGCTTTAACTTTCTGTTCTTGCAATTTCACTCCAAGGCTATTCAGTTCACCTTGCGATGGCAGCCCAGTAGTCTTCGCCTTCAAGCCAAGAACATCATTCGGATTCTTGGCAATACCATCCAACTGCTCCTGAGTCACATTCATATTCGGAGCCTTCTTTGCTCCACCAGCACCACTATCAATCGTTGCAGCAATGTTGGCAGCAGTACCAGCCACACCTGACACCGCATTAGCGGTATCAGCAGCCTTCTCAGCTTCCAAGCCCATCTGTTGGTTCTGCAACTGATTCTTGCGCTCTCTATACTGCTGCTCGATGCTATCCTTGCGAGACTCATTTGCAGCCACAATCTGTGAGGTAGTATCAGCAAGAGTCTTGTTGTTCGCCTCCTTCACCGCAGTAGTGGAATCCTCAGTACCACCCATCACCGCCTGTCTTCCCTTCGCAGCCTTATTGCGGTTCTTAATCTGCTCCTGCATCTGTGTGAGCAAGCGAACCGTATCAGCACGTTTGGTAGGGTCTTCATTATACTTTCTATCATACCACGCCTGATTTTCTTTCTGTTGCTGGGCAATCATCTGCTCCTGCTTACGTCTCGCCTTGCGGTTAGCTACACCACCAGCGATACTGCTTGCAAGTCCAAGACCTGCCCCAATTAACGCTCCTAACATATATATGTATTTTAATTATTAATAATGTGGCAAAGTTAATAATACTAGCCGAAAATCATATTTTATCCGTTAATACTCGTGCTTCTGATTCAATTATTAACGGATAAAACTCGAATATAAATAATAATTAGTACCTTTGCGGCATTAATAGACAGAAAAAATATGGCAACAGAAAGAAATTCTAGAGGTCAGTTCGAGAAAGGTCGAGCAAAAACTGGAGGAAAGCAGAAGGGATATGAATCTCCTATCAAGAAGGAGTTTCGTGAACTCTGTGCCGATTTTTCCAGAGAGGCTTGGGATGATTTCATGGAAGCTTGGTATAAGTGCGAGCCTAAGGATAAGGTATCAACCTTTATCAAGATACTGGAGTTTAATTGCCCTAAGCTACAGACAGTCACTCTTGACGATAAGCGTGAGGTTCACAATGCACTCACCGAGAAGTTAAGACAGATGTCAGAAGAAGAAGGTTGAATTGTTCATGAAATCATAAAAAAGACGATTTTTTTCATAGGTTTTTTGGTTTATAGGTTTTAAGATTGTTAGGATAATAAAATAGGGAATGCGTGAGCACTCCCTATTCTTTTATTCACTATCAGCGACCGCCTCTAGTCCTTCTATCCCCAGCCATATCAGTCTTGGAACCACGATTCACAGATGATGGCTTATACCTAATTCCTGATTTCGTGTGACTGGCATCCATACCCTTGCGTGAAGCTGCCCCATACTTCTTATCGTGAGCAGCGTTATGACGGGCAAGTTCCCTACGCTTAGCCTTCTGAGCAGGAGAAGACTCAAAGCGAGTATCGTATTTCTTCTTCCGCTCCCTAGCTGCTGGGTGATTCTGATAATATCTAGCTGATTCCGATACCATAGTTACTCCTTATCTTTGTCTTTATCTTCCTTCAACGCATCATCAAGATACTTGTCAAGAGCCTTAATACACTTATCAGGAATTTTATTAGCATCCTTGTTTTCTTTGAGATAATCAATAGTGCCACCTACTCCATAGATGATAAGCAGACTCTTTGTGGAAGGGATGAATAAACAAATAGTTGCTCCAAACACTAAAGCTTCTATAGAACGCTTAAACATTCTTTTTATCTTTTTAAAAGGTTCATCATAATCAGAGCCAAACGTAATTGTCCAGATACCTAAAACACATAACACTATAATAGATAAAAAAACAACAACTTCACCACAACTATGTAAGTTGCCCAAAACACCTAACCAATATAATTCACTCATAATCTTAACTATTTAAATTAATATATCTATCTCCAATAAAGTTCACGATGCTCCTTCTTCAATAAATCACCAGTTCTACACCACCAGTCATTCGGACTCGCTTTAAGATACGCTTCCTCCTCAGGGCAGTACTCTTCATGAGTAAGAATAGGATGAGAGGTAGGCTTGAACTGATGCACACACAGCAAGTCTGCATGATTGCCGCCATAAATTCTTGGCGGCATAACATCTTTCGCCTGATGCCATACCTTGTTGAGGTCAATGAGGTCAGCCCCATCCAGTTCCTTCAAAGCATCATCAATATTACCCAGCACACGATTCAAGACTTCTGCCCTATCCGTGCCGCCCTTAGCAATTAACCACTTAGCATCACTCAGGGCACTTCTAATCAATTCATTCAATTCCATAAGCTATTTATCTTTAATATTCTGAAATATCTCTTTCAATTTTTCTCTTTGCTTTTCGATTCTATCCCTCTTCTCCTTTTTTGTAAGTTTCTTAATTGGAGGGTAATCTTTGACAGCTTCAACAAACAAGTTCCTTATATCATCAACAAAAACTTCGGTGTTACTAATACGAAGTGTTTTAATGTTTAAACCCAAAAGTTCTTTATCTCTGATTTTGTCTTTTTCTTGTCTGTCAGCATGAGACCACCCATCAACCTCAATAGCGACCTGAATGCTTGGAAGATAAATATCTATAAAATATACATGGTCGTTAACAACTATAGGATGCTGTATCTTTGCCGACTTTTTATATTTTCGAGGCAACTTCTCTAACAAGAACCTCTCCGCTTTAGGGCGTGTAGAAATTAATTTTCTACGATTTTCCCTTATCCATATCTCTAATTTTTTATTCATATACTATAAAATTTAAAATGGATAGATTTTTGATTCCTTTGGATTCTAGGTTCCCCTTAACGCACACGTGTGTGAGCGCATCAGAAAACCTAAGATGTCATGGATGAGTTCCGTCAACCCCCATCATCTGGTCACTTGATAATTCTACATCAGTTAACCTAAGCAGCATAAGGAGTAGATTCCCCTCCGCTCGTCTTCTGCTATTAGTTCCTACGATTTGCCATGCGGTCTTCCTTGCAATTTATAGACTTGATGAATCGGAAGGTATCTAGCCCATAGTCTTCCATCTTGTCTTGTCAAAAACTCTGGGATAAAAAAGAGGAATCCCAAGGTCATGTTGCGCTAACCAAGGGATTCCATATCTCGTAGGCTTAAAGCCTGAAAGGAGGACAAATCTGTATGTGTCAATCGCAACTTTGACGATGCAAAGATAGAAGTTTTTTCTGAAACCACCAAATGCTAAAAAAAGTTGAATGTAAATGAAATTGGATTTTTAGGGAAATAGATATACATTAGATATACGAAATTACACAATGTTAATCTAAGTTAAAGTCCTTTTAAAAACTAATTGTGAATAAGATTTAATTCGTATCTTTGTTGTGGGCAAGTTAGTTACTTTGCAAAGATTAACACTTCATTGTTGCTATTTTGTTACTCGTCAAAAACAAAGAAACGTATAACTATTTATAAATCAGGTGTTTAATTAACAAAATAAATCATATTGGAATAATAAAGATAGTAAATAGCACACCTTAACCCATCTGTTACCTAATGTATATCAAAT